TAGATAAATTAACTGACCTTTGGACTAAAAATGTGGCATCTAAAGGTGCACCTGTAGGCCCAGGATTAGATACACAATATATAAAAGAAAAAGTTAAAAAAGCTTTGATTTTATATGATGAGTTATCAGTGTAAATTTTACCAGATTTCGATATATTTATAAAAAAAAGTTATGAACGTAAAATTATTATTAGACAATTATTTAGGCAAAAACATCAGACACACCGAAAAAGATTTGGGTGATGGTTCTAAACAAGTATGTGATTTAGATACTGGTGAATGTTATATCGTTAGAATGAAAGATGGTTTGATTGAAAGAGTTGATAATACGTTAAAAACAAATAAAAAAATTCAGGTTGAAACTTTACACGGAGTTAAACAACTTTTAAACGGATAATCCTATGAAAATAGATGTTAAAATTTTAGATGAAATAAACAGATATAATAAAATAAACACTTATATATCTGAACAAGACGCTCCACCACCATTACCTACAGGTGATGAAGGAGCAACTCCACCACCGGCACCTACAACAGATGCTCCGGCACCAGCTCCAACTGATACACCAACACCTCCAACAGATACCAAAGAACCTGAAAAAGTTGATTTGGATACTGACAAGGACGTAGAAAAAGTTGGTGATGAATCAAAAAACAAAAAAGAAATCGAAGTTACAGATTTAGTGAAATCTCAAAAAAATATACAAACAAAACAAGATGACTACTTTGATAATCTTTTTAAATCTTTGAACAACTTAGAACAAAAACTTTCAGATATGGATAAAATAATGGATAAATTAAATTCATTAGAAATGAAAGTTGAAAAATATAGAATTAAATCTCCTGAAGAAAAAATGGAATTAAGAACATTAGATTCAGGACCATACAATCAAAAACTAACTGATTTCTTTCACGATAAAGAATCGGATTTTGAAAAGTCAGGAAAAGAACAATATATTCTTACTAAAGATGATGTTGAAGATTATTCTCCGGCAGAAATCAAAAGAAGTTTTAGAAACTTCGAAGGTGACACCTTTACCAATATTTAATCAAATGGGTCTGAAAAGACCCTTTTTTATTTGACTATATCCTATCATAGTTTTATATTTGTTTTATTAATTAACTAAAAATATATAATATGGCGACAAATTCCTTAGACGCAGTACTTTCGCAGTACGAACAATCGAAACAAGGTGCTTCATCACCTTACAAAATGTCTCAAGAAGACAGAATGAAAAAATACTTTGCGGCAATCCTCAAAGAAAGTGAAAAACAAGCTCAACGAAGATTACGAATTCTTCCTACTCCAGATGGAAGTTCGCCATTCAAAGAAGTTTGGTTTCACGAAGTACAAGTGGATGGTAAATGGCAAAAGTTTTATGACCCAGGTAAGAACGATAATCAACGTTCACCATTATCTGAAGTTTATGAAGAACTTATGTCTACTGGTAAAGAGTCAGATAAAGAACTGGCAAAACAATATAAACCACGTAAATTTTATATTGTAAAAGTTATTGACCGAGACAATGAACAAGATGGACCTAAGTTTTGGAGGTTTAAACACAACTATAAAAACGAAGGTATCTTAGATAAAATTATTCCAATATGGAGACAAAAGGGTGATATCACCGATGCAGAAACAGGACGTGATATTATTCTTGAACTCACTAAAGCTAAAACTCCAAAAGGAGCGTACTATACGGTAATCCAGACCGTAATGTATGATGACCCATCACCAGTTCATAAAGATAAAGAAACTTCAAAATCTTGGGTTGAAGATACTATGACTTGGGCGGATGTTTATTCAAAAAAACCTGAGGAATACCTTGAAGCAATTGCACGAGGAGAAACTCCACGTTGGGACTCAGATGCTGGAAAATACGTTTTTGCAAGTACTACTGAATCTGTAACAACTATAGGAGGTTCTAAAGTGGCTGACCCCCAAGATAATGATGAACCTGATAATGATTTACCTTTTTAAAAAGGTAAATTAAAATTATTTTCCGCCATTTTAATATATTTATAAGTTAAATAGTTGCAATGGCGGAAAATACTTTGAAAAAATGTTTCAAATGTCAAGAATTTAAATGTTTGGATGAATTTTACAAACATAAATCTATGTTGGATGGACATCTCAACAAGTGTAAAAAATGTACTAAGATAGATGTCAAAAAAAGAGAAGACTTATTGAGGCAAGACAAAAAATGGTTGGAAAAAGAACGTGAACGAAACAGAAAACGTTATTATAGATTGAATTACCAAAATAGATGGAGACCAACCACTGAGTCAAAAAGGGAAACTATAAAAAAGTATAGACAAAAATATCCTGAAAAATACTTAGCATCTAAATACACTGAAATTTTTTTAACTAAAAAAAAGGGGTTACATCTACATCATTGGTCTTACTCACAAGAAGATTGGTTGGACGTTATAGAATTGAATATAAGAAATCATAATATGATTCATAGATTTTTAATTTATAAACCTGAGATTAAAAAGTACTCAAATCTAGAAGGTGTACTACTTGATACAAAAGAAAAACACATAGAATTTATAGAAGAAATAATTAAAAAATATAAAAACTAAAATTGTATGGACAATAGCATAGACAAAGTGTCCATGCTTTCTTATACTTAAAATAATGGAAAACAGAATTAAAGAAAAAATGTTTGACGCTTTGGTAACAAAGTATCGTAGTCAAATGTTAGAAGCCGAATCATCACTTATGGTTTATTTTAACTCCCCTGTCGGTATTGGAGAACATCCCCAACACATCGAAGAGATGGATAAATTAGTAGAAAAGATTGGAAATGCAAAAGACAAATTGGAAACTTTCGAAGAGTTCTACAAATATAATATCAGATAATTATGGCAATTAAAAAGAATGATTTTAGTTCGGTAAAGAAAAAATTCTCTACTTCAGCAAAGTACAAACCACAACGTTTCTTTGATTTAGGAACAGAGTTTTTAGATGCGGTTGGATTACCTGGCCCTGCAATTGGTCACTTAAATATGTTTCTTGGTCACTCTGATACAGGAAAAACAACTGCACTTATTAAAACTGCGGTTGATTGTCAAAAGAAAGGAATTCTTCCGGTGTTTATTATTACTGAACAAAAATGGAGTTTCGAACACGCAAAACTTATGGGTTTTGAATGTGAAGAAGTTGTTGATACAGAAACAGGTGAAGTAGATTGGGATGGGTTTTTTATATTCAATAATAACTTTGATTATATCGAACAAATTACGGACTACATTAATAGTTTGTTAGACGCTCAAGAAAAAGGTGAACTTGAATATAGTTTATGTATAATGTGGGATTCTGTTGGTTCTGTTCCTTGTAAAATGACTTTTGAAGGGCGTGGTGGAAAACAACATAATGCTAGTACACTCGCAGATAAAATTGGAATGGGTATTAACCAAAGGATTTCAGGTTCAAGGAAATCTGACTCAAAGTTTGAAAACACATTAGTTATAGTAAATCAACCTTGGGTTCAACTACCCGACAACCCTTTTGGGCAACCCAAAATTAAAAGTAAAGGTGGTGAGGCTATATGGTTAAACTCATCTTTAGTATTTTTATTTGGAAATCAAAAAGATGCTGGTACAACTAAAATTACTGCCACAAAAGACAAAAGAAATGTTAAGTTTGCTTCAAGAACAAAAGTTTCGGTTTTAAAAAATCATATAAATGGTTTGGGTTATGATGATGGACGTATTATAGTAACTCCTCACGGATTCATTTCAGGAAAAGATACCACTGAAGAAAAAACTTCGATTGAAAAATACAAAAAAGAATATTCTGAATATTGGAAAAACATACTTGGTGCTGAGGGTGACTTTGACTTGAAAGAAGAAAAACCGGAAGAATAACCTATTTATAGTAGTGGAAACAAAAGTTTGTTCAAAATGTAAACTCGAAAAAGAATTGACAGAATTTAACAAACAATCAAGAGTTAAATGTGGTTTAAGGAGTAATTGTAGGGAATGTCAAAGAAAAGAAAGTAAAAAATACAAACTCGAAAACAAGGACAAAATTAAAAAATACAACGACGAGTGGAACAAAAAAAATTCAGAATACTACGAAAAGTATTTCAAAGAATATTACATTACTAATTACGAAAGAGAAAAACAACGTAAAAAAAATTGGTTCGAAAATAACAAAAACTATTTGAATAATTATAACAAACAAAGAAAAAAACGAGATATGTTGTTCAAAATTATTTCAGATATGAGAAATTCAGTAAATAGATATATCAAATATAAATCAAAACGTACTTTTGAAATCGTTGGTTGTACACCAGAATTTCTTAAGGAATATTTAGAAAAACAATTCAAAGATGGTATGAGCTGGGAAAATAGACATTTGTTTCACATTGACCATATAATACCTTTATCTTCCGCAAAAACTGAAAAGGAAATTTATAAATTATGTCATTACACAAACCTACAACCACTCTGGGTTGATGAAAATTTGAAAAAAAGTAACAAAATTGTAGAACCATTTAAATAAACCTAAGTGATTAAAACATTATTAGTTGACGGAAATAATCTGTTAAAAATAGGATTCCACGGGGTAAAAGAATTTTATCACGATGGTAGACACGTAGGTGGATTATGGCACTTTGTTAATACTTTAAGAAAGATTATTGAAGAAAAAAATTTCGATAAAGTAGTCGTTTTTTGGGACGCTCAAGGTTCTAGTTCAAATAGAAAATTAATATATCCCAAATACAAAGAAAACCGAAAAAATTCTTATACAGAAAGCAAGGAAGAATCTTACGAAACTCAAAAAAGTCGAATCAAATCTTATTTAGAAGAAACTTTTATTAGACAAATTGAGTGTGTAAATAATGAAGCGGACGATTTAATTGCTTATTATTGTAAAATTTCTGATAACGAGTTTAAAACTATTTTTTCGTCGGATGGTGACTTGACTCAACTTATTTCAGAAAAAGTTGTGGTTTATTCACCCCTATTAAGGGTAACCTATAAAAAGGGAGACAAAATAAAGTTCAAAAATTTAGATATCCCCCATTTCAATGTTTTAACCTACAAAATACTTTCGGGTGATAAGTCAGATAATATTGATGGAATACAACTTTTAGGTGAAAAAACTTTAATAAAATTATTTCCTGAGCTACTTGAAAAAGAGGTTAAAGTTTCAGATATTTTAACCAAGGCAGAACAATTACTTACAGAAGATAAAGATAACGTGGCTTTGAAAAATTTACTATCAGGTAAAACAAAAACGGGTATTTTTGGTAATGAGTTTTTTTACATTAACGATAAAATCGTTAATTTAGACAACCCTTTGATTACTGATGAAGGTAAACAAATAGTTGAGCTTTATTATAATGAAACATTAGACCCTGAAGGTCGAGGTTATAAGAACCTAATGAAGATGATGATGGAGGATGGTTTATTTAAATTCCTTCCCAAATCAGATGACGCTTGGGTTTATTTTTTAAAACCATTTTTAAAACTAACAAGAAAAGAAAAAAAGAAATATGAATCAAACAAGTAAACAACCAAATGAACAAGAAGTAACCAAATTAGAGTTTCTTCTTACGGTAAACAACAATTTTATCGTACAACGTTTTTTTAACGTAAAGGACTTCAATCCTAAAGCCAAATCTTCCGTTGAACTTTATGAGTTCATCAGAAATTTTAAAGAAACCTTATTCCACGAATTAAAAATGAAATCTGTGGTGTATATGTTGGATAATTCCGCTGAAATCTATGACAATCCTGAAGTTCTAAATACTTCATATACAGATGGACCGGAAACTTTTAATATCTATTTAAAACATAACGACAGAGTTATAATGCATCGAGTATTTGACGCGAAATTATTCCCACCCAAAATTAGATATACTGTTGATGTTAGACCACATATTAGAAATTTATTGTATAGTTTAACTGATATTTTTTCTTCAAAAAATTTAACTTTCCAATATATGGAAAATGTCCAACTTCAATAATATTTATATAATACACTGATAGAATTTTATGGCGGCGAATAAAAATTTTGAGTATTTGGGAAGCACTTTTCAGTTACAACTTTTAAACCAAATCATTGTTGATAAGGAATTTGCCCGCTCCATTATTGATGTTATCCAAACAAATTATTTTGAAAATAAGTACTTCAAAATAATAATTCAAATGGTTAAAGAGTACTATAAAAAGTACGAACACACACCATCTTTTGAAACTTTAGAACAAATAACCAAAGCTGAACTCCAACAAGAATCAGCATCTAAGATAGTATTAGATACTCTTGGTAAAATCAAAAATGCTCCTGTTGAGGGTATGGATTTTGTTCAAGAAAAAAGTAAAAAGTTTTGTAAACAACAAGAGTTACAAAAAGCAATGTTATCGGTTCAAAAAATAATCGACGGGGGTGAATTCGAAAATTATGATAAAGCCGAACAACTAATAAGAGAGGCCCTACAAGTAGGAATTGTTGAGGAAGGCTCATCTGATGTTTTTAGTAATCTTGACGAAGTTTTAAACGAAGATTATAGACATCCAATTCCTATTGGAATACCAGGAATTGACAGATTACTTAAAGGTGGTTTAGCAAAAGGTGAAATAGGGGTTGTTTTAGCTCCTACAGGGGTAGGTAAAAGTACTATGTTAACTAAAATTGCGAATCATGCATTTAATTTAGGATACAACGTACTTCAAATATTTTTTGAGGACAATCCTAAAATTATTCAAAGAAAACATATAACTTTGTGGACTAAAATTCACCCCGACGAACTATCTATTAAGAAAGATGATGTTCTTAAAAAAGTGAAAGAGGTAAAAGAAACTATGACTAATAAGTTAATATTACAAAAATATCCCTCTGACACTATGACTATGTTACAAATCAAGAATTCTATTCGTAAAATGACTGCTGATGGTATTAAAATTGATTTGGTTCTTCTTGATTATATAGATTGTGTTGTTCCTGATAAAAATTTAGGTGATGAGTGGAAAAGTGAAGGTTCGGTTATGAGAGCTTTTGAAGCTATGTGTCACGAAATGGACATTGTCGGTTGGACAGCAACTCAAGGTAATAGAAGTTCAATCTCATCTGAAGTTGTAACTACAGACCAAATGGGTGGTTCAATCAAAAAAGCCCAAGTTGGACACGTAATCATATCTGTGGCAAAAACTTTACAACAAAAAGAGATGAAATTAGCGACAATTGCAATAACAAAATCACGTATTGGTGATGATGGTATAGTTTTTGAAAATTGTAAGTTTGATAATAGTATGTTGGAAATTGATACAGAAAGTTCAGTTACATTTTTAGGACTTGAAGAAAAACAAGAAGAAAAAAATAGAGAACGAATTAAAGACCTTATGGAAAAACGTAAACAAAAAACACAATAATAATTATGGAAAATATATTAAAAGAAAACCCAAACAGATTTGTAATCTTTCCAATTCAATATAATGATATTTGGGAATATTATAAAATGCATCAAGCGGCATTTTGGACCGCAGAAGAAATTGATTTATCAAATGATATTAGAGATTGGGAAAATCTGTCTGATAATGAAAGATACTTTGTAAAAAATGTACTTTCATTTTTTGCGGCATCCGATGGTATTGTAAATGAAAATCTGGCTGAGAATTTCTATCGTGAAGTACAATATCCTGAAGCTAAGTTCTTCTACGGATTTCAAATTGCTATGGAGAATATACACTCATTAATGTATTCACTTCTTATTGATACCTATGTGTCAAACCAACAAGAAAAAGACGAATGTTTTAACGCGATTGAAAGATTACCTGCTGTGGCTAAGAAAGCTAATTGGGCTTTAGAATGGATTAAAAACGCATCGTTTCAAGAACGACTTGTTGCTTTTGCGGCAGTTGAGGGAATTTTCTTTTCAGGTTCTTTTTGTTCTATATTTTGGTTAAAATCAAGAGGAATTATGCAAGGACTTTGTAACGCAAACGCTTTAATATTCAAAGATGAAAATTTACATTGTGATTTTGCAATTCATCTGTTAAATAATCACGTTGAAAACAAACCAAGTGAAAAACGTATTAAAGAAATATTATTATCGGCTTTGGAAATTGAGAAAGAGTTTATTACAGAATCTCTTCCGGTTTCTTTAATTGGTATGAACTCAAATTTAATGAAACAATACTTAGAATTTGTTGTAGATGGATTGTTATTAAAGTTTGGTTGTAAAAAACACTTTAATGTAGAACAACCATTCAAGTTTATGGAACAAATTGCGGTTGAAACTAAAGGTAATTTCTTTGAATCACGTACCGTCGAATATCAAAAAGCAAAATTAAATGAAACTTTAACATTTACCGACGACTTTTAATCTACTATCTTAATATACTATGATGTCTCTTAAAATTAAAAAAAGAAGTGGTGAAGACGCCGCTTTCAATCCTCAAAAAATATACAACAGGATTAAACGTTCTGCAAAAGGACTAAATGTGAATTCTGATGAAATTTTTATAAAGGTTATTACTTCAGTACCTGTTGAAGGTGAAATAACAACAAAAGAACTTGATAAACTTGTTTATGAAATTGCCGCAGCTTATACAGGGAGTCATCACGACTATTCTCGATTGGCTTCTTCAGTGGCAATATCTTCATACCACAAAGAAACAAACCCAAGTTTCTATGAAACTATGGTTGAGCTTCATAAGTCGGGTATAATAAATGATGAACTAATGACTATGGTTAGTTCTTATGGTTCATCTGAAATTGATAAAGTAATAAATCACGACAACGATTATAATTTTGATTATTTTGCTTGGCGTTCTTTACACGAAATGTATTTGTTAAAGTTACCAAGTGGAAAAACCATCGAAAGACCACAACATATGTATATGAGAGTTGCTTTGTGGGTAACCAAAACTTTTGAAGAGGCCGTATCATACTATAAATCACTTTCAAGTCAATTAATATCACCAGCGACTCCAATAATGATTAACTCAGGAACTAAAATTCCTCAGTTGGCGTCTTGTGTTCTTCATTATAATAACGAAGATTCAAGGTCAGGGCTATTGGACACGATTACCGATATTTCAACGTATTCAGCAGACGCTGCTGGTATTGGACTTTGTATGTCTAATATTAGAAGTAAAGAAACAAGAATATCCTCTTCAGGTGGATACGCTGGCGGTTTATTAAAATATCTAAAAATTGTTAATGAATCTCTGAGATTTTTTAATCAACAAGGACGACGACCTGGAAGTGCAGCGATTTACCTTGAACCTTGGCATAAGGACATTATGGATTTATTAGAGATTAAAAAGAACACAGGTGCTGAAGAGTTGAGAGCTCGTGATTTATTCACCGCACTTTGGATTCCTGATAATTTTATGAGAGCGGTTAAAACAAACTCTGATTGGTATTTGTTTTGTCCGAATGACATTAAAAAAGCGGGTATTAAACCTCTTCAAGAAACATATGGTACTGAGTATGAAGAAAACTACAATAAAGCGGTTTCTTTAGGGATTGGAAAGAAAGTTAAAGCACAAGATATCTGGTCCAAAATAGTTGAATCTCAAATAGAAACAGGAGTTCCATACTTATGTTCAAAAGATAACGCTAATCGTAAGACAAATCACTCAAACATAGGTGTAATCAAACAATCAAATCTTTGTAATGAAATTTACCAATATACCGATGAAAAAAACACGGCTATTTGTACACTTTCATCTATGGTTTTAAAAAATTTTATTGTTGATGGAAAGTTTGATTTCCTTCTTCTTTATAACGAAACAAGAAAAGTTGTCCGAGCTTTAAACAAAGTTATTGATATTAATAGTTACTCAACACAAAAAGGTAAAAAAGGTGGTTTAGAACAACGAGCAATTGCAATTGGAACACAAGGATTAGCTGATGTGTTTTATTTGATGGACTATGTGTTTACCGATGAAGAAGCTAAAACTTTAAACAAACAAATTTTTGAAACTATATATTTTGCGGCAATTTCTGAAAGTTGTGAATTGTGTAAAACTGGAGAATATAAACCTTACGACTATTTCCAAGGTTCACCAATGTCAAAAGGTGTTTTCCAATTTGATATGTGGGACAATCAACAATTATATTCTTCAGAAGAAAATAAACCTTCAGGATTATGGAATTGGGGTGATTTAAAAGAAAATGTAATGAAGTATGGTGTGTGTAATTCATTATTCACAGCACAAATGCCAGTCGCATCTTCAGCCAAAATTACTGGTTCATACGAAATGACAGAACCGGCTCACTCGGCAATTTTTAATAGAAGAGTTGTTGGTGGAGAAATTATGATTGTTAACAAATATTTGATTAATGATTTTGAAAAATTAGGTATTTGGTGTGAAGAATTGAAAAATGAAATCATTTTGAATGAGGGGTCTGTTCAAAACATTAACTTTAACACTTATTTAGATACCGAAGATAAAGGGTACTCTAAAAAAGTTAAAAGAATTGAACACCTTATTTTAAAATATAAAACCATTTGGGAAATCTCACAAAAAGAACTTATCAATATGGCGGCAGACAGAGCACCATACATTGACCAATCTCAATCTATGAACATTTATATGGGTAACCCTACTCTTTCAAAGATTACCTCTTCTCATTTCCACGCTTGGGAAAAAGGATTGAAAACATTGTGTTATTATGTGAGGACAAAAGCTATATCAACAGGGGCTAAACATTTAGCTTTGGATGTCTCTAAAGTTGAAAAACCAAAAAATGTTCCATTACCACCACCTGATTTTATAACTAAAAAACCCATCGACTCTGATTTTGAGTGTTTTGGTTGTTCGTCCTAATTAATAATTTATATAAATTAGTATAGACGGCGATAATTGCCGTGACCCGATATATATCGGGTTTTTTTATTTTCAAAAATTTTTATTGAAGTATATTTATTATGTAGATGGCAAAAGAGCCAACATATGGTATTAATTTTCCGTTCCGAGATTCTTTTAATGGTGGGTATTTGGATATGTCAAATACAACTGATGAAGAAATCAGAACGGATTTAGTTCATCTTCTATTAACAAGAAAGGGTACAAGATATTATTTACCTGATTTTGGGACGAGATTATATGAATATTTATTTGAACCTATGGATGGATTGACATTTTCTGAATTGGAAAATGAAATCAGAGATTCGGTGGAAGAATACATTCCAAATTTATTAATAAATAAAATTACTATTCAACCCGCATCAGATGGTGAAGAAGATAAAGGTACTTACATAAATTCTAATGATGATAGAGTTTACCGAGTACCAGGAATTGGTACTAAAGAACATACAGCAAAAATAAAAATAGATTATACTATCCAAGACGATACATTCAATTCGAGTGATTTTGTAATCATCAATATTTAAATGATATATGGCTAATAAAAAAATATCATATACTACAAGAGATTTTCAATCCATAAGAACTGAATTAATCAATTTTACAAGAACGTATTATCCTGACTTAGTTCAAAACTTTAACGATGCGGCGGTTTTTTCCGCACTTATGGATTTGAACGCGGCTGTAACGGATAACTTACAATTTAATATAGATAGAAGTATACAAGAAACCGTATTACAATACGCTCAACAAAAATCTTCCATTTATAATATTGCTAGAACATACGGGTTAAAAGTACCAGGTCAAAGACCTTCAGTTGCTATGGTTGATTTATCAATTACCGTACCTGCGTTTGGAGATTCTGAAGATTTAAGATATTGTGGATTGTTAAGACGAGGTTCCCAATTTTTTGGTGCGGGTCAAGTGTTTGAGTTGGTTTATGATGTTGATTTTGCGTCTGCAATAAACGCTGAAGGTTATCCTAATAGGATTAAAATACCAAACTTTGACGCTAATAATAAATTATTAAATTATACAATAACAAAGAGAGAAACGGTTGTTAATGGATTAACTAAAGTATTCAAAAGAGTTATTACACCAAATGATATTAGACCATTTTTTGAATTATTTTTACCCGAAAAAAATGTCTTAGGGATTACAAGTGTTTTACTCAAAGATGGTACAAATTATGCAAATGTTCCTGATACAAACGAATTTTTAGGGGTAGATAACAGATGGTATGAAGTTGATTCTTTAATTCAGGATAGAGTGTTTGTTGAAGACCCAACTAAGGTAGCTGATAATCCAGGTTTAAAGGTTGGGAAGTATATACAAACAAATAGTAAATTTATAACAGAGTTTACACCTGAAGGATTTTTCAGAGTAATATTTGGTGGTGGTAGTCAATCGGCGGACGAACAATTAAGAGAATTCGCAAGAAACGGATACAAACTAGATTTATATAAATATTCAAATAACTTTGCCTTAGGTAGTGTGTTAAAGGCTAATTCAACATTATTCATTCAATATAGAGTTGGTGGAGGTGTTTCAAGTAACTTAGGGGTTGATGTTATTACTCAAGTAGGTACGGTATATTTTTCAATAAATGGACCTTCAACATCAGTAAACACATCGGTTAAGAATTCATTAATTGTAACAAACGTTACAGCCGCTATTGGTGGGGCTAATAATCCAACAATCGAAGAAGTTAGATATTTAACAACTTACAATTTTGCGGCACAACAAAGAGCGGTAACCGTAAATGATTATAATTCAATAATAAGAACTATGCCTTCTCAGTTTGGAGCACCAGCGAAAGTGGCAATAACTGAACAGAATAATAAAATCATAATTCAAATGTTATCTTACGATGAGAATGGTAAGTTGACTGAAATTATATCAAACACTTTAAAAAATAACGTTGCAAATTATTTGTCAAATTATAGAATGATTAATGATTACATTTATATTGAATCCGCTAATGTGATTGATTTAAGTGTAAATTTAGATGTTGTTTTAGATAATACTCAAAATCAAGGTTCCGTTATATCCAGAATAGTTAATATTATATCTGACTTTTTTGAACCCGCCAATAGAACGATGGGTCAAAACGTTAATGTATCAGAACTGAAAAGATTAATTCAAAGTGAAAACGGAGTAATCAACATAGCAGGAATGCAATTTTATAATAATGTAGGTGGACAATATAGTTCTTCACAAACCTCTCAAGCATATATAAATTCCACAACGAGAGAAATTGGTTTGATATATGATACCATATTTGCCGAACCAAATCAAACATACCAAATCCGATATCCGGGTAAAGATATTACCGTAAGGGTTAACAATTTCCAAAATATCAATTTCGCTTGATAATTTATTTTTAACGAGAATAGTTTATGTTTTTATATAAAAACTCAAATAAACTATTTATGTTAAAAGTTATTAAATGTCAAAATCGGTAAGAATCCGTACAGAAGTTGGTAAAGACAAACAAATTAATGTCTTATTGGAACAAGATTTTGAATCTTTAGAGATTCTTTCCCTCAAATTATTACAAAGTGACATTTATACAAGACCTTGTTCTGATTATGGTGTTATTGTAGGAAGAGTTTCTATAAATAATGGTTATGGTATACCAAATGCAAAAGTTTCAGTTTTTATACCTCTGGACGCTAACGATGAGTTAGACCCTATTATATCAACTTTATATCCGTATAAAAACGTTGAAAATCTCAATGAAGATGGATATAGATATAATCTACTTCCTTATACAAAATCATATAGTGCTCACCAACCAACAGGGACATTTTTTGATAAAGAAGATGTTTTAATAAATCCGTATTACATTCAAGTTTTTGACAAGTATTACAAATATACCGCAAGAACCAATAATAGTGGTGACTTTTTAATTTTTGGGGCTCCATTAGGAAACCAAACAATTCACGTTGATATAGATTTGTCTGACATAGGTGAATTTTCATTAACACCTCAAGATTTGGTTAGAATGGGTGTAGCAACCGAAAATCAAACAAATGGTACAACATTCAAAACATCATCAAATTTAGCAGAGTTACCTCAAATAGTTTCTTTGAATAGAATTGTGGAGGTTAATCCGTTTTGGGGTGAACCCGACGTTTGTAATTTAGGTATTACTCGAGTTGACTTTGACATAACTAACGAAAGAAACATTAATTTAGTTCCAACCGCAATTTTTATGGGGTCATTATTTTCATCTGAAGATGACACCGCACAAAAAAGAAATTGTAAACCTAAATTAAAACAAGGTATGTTGTGTAATTTAACAACTGGACCGGGTGAAATTAAAGCAATACGTCAAATGATTAATTTAGACGTAAATGGTAGACCTGGTTTAGAACCCTTTGAGTTAGAAAATGGTGGACAAGTAATTGACGATAATGGAGCCTGGGTTATTGATGTCCCAATGAACTTGGATAGAGTCGTTACAAATGAGTTTGGTGAAAACGTGTTTACAATCGACCCCAAAAAAGGGGTTCCTACAAGTGCTAAATACAGATTTAAAATTAAATGGAATCAACCTCCAACACTCAAAGAACCCGTTAAACGAGGTTATTTTTTAGTACCTAATATTCGTGAGTATTGGACAAGTACAACTTACGACCCTTTAGATTTACCAACACCACCACCTTGTTTTTATCAAAATGTTCCTTGTGATTATACTGATGCTATGAGAGCGTATTCATTTAGTTTAGATTGGAATGATTACGGATTCACAGGTGATTCTCGTGGTCAACAAATGATACAAGACGCAATTAATTGTGAAGATAGGTTTTATTATATGCAATATAATAAGGTCTATACCGTTTCCGGCTTAGTTACACAATATAGAAATGGGTATTTATCAAATCGCATTATTTCATTGAAAGATGATTTAAACACAAGTTGTGAAAGTGAAAATAACAAATTTCCAACAAATGACGCAAATTTCACAAGCGATTTCCTTTTTGTTGCGGTTAATTTTTTATTATATATTTTCAGATATGCTTTTTATGTACTTTTAATTGTAACGCACATTTTAGCTTTTTTTATATTATTGTTCAGTTACGTAATATCAGTAATTGTAAGGTTTGTGTTAAAATTTCTTGTGGTATTATGTTACTTAATTCAAGTAATTATTAAAACTATAAATAAATTTTTTCATACTAGTTTTAATTCGCCAAATTGTCCAAGTTTCGATGACGTTGATGAAATAGCCGATAAAATAAAAAATTTATGGAGGTTTTTTACAAATCTCCCAATACCTAATTTGACATATCCTGATTGTGATTTTTGTAATTGTACTGAGGGGGAGGCCGCAGCTGGAGCTAACCCATCTCAAAATCCTGCGACATCGAGTGCAATGTCAAATATAGACCAATATAATGTTAATTCAATTCTCACACCATATTGGAATGGCGACTTTTATGTGGGGCTATCAAGTACGGAAAATCCCGGCGCTTATCAAAGTATGGTTGCTGGGTCAGGAATTGATGTTAACAATCCAACAGCTTTTTCAAGGGCCCCTCAATCGAAATTTTACGATACGGATGATAAACTACAAATTTTAACAACTAGTTTACCAATATCAGAAAGAATTAATCTTTTTAATACGAAAGCAAAATATTTTGACGGGTCAACTTTCAATCCCGGGGGTGGTGTAAATAGAATTAAAACAACTTTTGCCTCGGATTTGAATCCGACTACATTCCATTACGATAATGTAGTAATACTATCTTTAACAAGTTCAGAGTTGAGTAATATGGCTGCGGGTAGAATCATTTCTTTTCAAAACCCTATATTGAGTACGGACCCAAATTTAACGGGCTCAACTCTGAATGATTATAGTAATACAAGTGTTACAGGTACATCTTTGAATGGCGGTGGTGTTATACCCTATGAAGTACAATACGCGAATCCTAATGGTACAGGAAACGTTACAGGAACAACTTATACCATATCAGCAAGTACAGGGGATACACAATACCTAAAATTTCCTACCGATATTGAATATTTTCAAGTAATCACCGCGATGACGGTAAGTGATTTCTCAACCAAAGTTTCTCCATCTCCAGTATCAAACTCATTCTATCCGAGATTCTTAAATAACGGAAATTATATTTTTTTTAGAAAGTATTGGAATCCTTGTTTATTATGTAATGACTATTGGTATTTCTACAGCAAAACAACCCCACCATTAAATACGTTAGGTTTGTTTAAAGATTATGATAAACAAGTTATTGTGATTTGCGTAAGAGGAGTTGACCCACAATCGACTCGTCAAAAATGTACTTTCGATTTGAGTTATATTTTTGGTTACTCAAGTTGGGGTATAAGAGTCATAACTGGAAACTACAAATTGAATGTACCAATTCAGGGTAAGTTTTTGAACGTTAATCACTCAAACATCACAAGTCATAATCAAACTGATGGTTATTCGGGGTTGAAACTATATTACCCTTCCTACAATTTTGTTCCAAGTGTGGGTATAAATGGGTTTACGGCATTTACAACAAATTTAACCAAGTTTTATAGTAGTTTAGGTAATAATTATTACCCTAGTCTTGGAGTACAAAATGTATTTTTAAATTGGAGTTCATCTTATGGGTTGAATGTAAAAGGGGGAAATGCCTTTTGTTGGGAATGGAGCGACACGTCAGGTTTAGATTATAACGCAAGAACAGGAGTCAATAATATAACAGCAACTCAAGATATAAAATCATTTATTAATGACCCTTCAACCCAATACAATAGAGGTTATTTTATAAATGAAATTGTTGAAGGAGGTTCATTAATTTCTTCTAGACCCGCAAGTGGAAGTGAAGCTGCTGATGTTAGACCAACGAAATTCGGAGATACGAATTCAACCAATAATGGTGGTGTATTTCCAATTATAAGTAACAAAGCGTGGTTAGGTACTGAATATAGTGATATCGGTCAACCTGGTAAGAATGTTTCTGAAAATCCTTGGACAATAAACGGAGTTGAGTTCTCATATTCTTTTGGTAGTATAAGTATGACCATTAATCCAAGTAATTTTGGTTCAAGTGGTAATACAATTGTTATGAGGTCAGATAGATTACCTACTTCAAGTAACCAACAAAATTATGCCGGGGTTTCCTATTGTTTACAAAATAATCAAAACTTCTCAATATATTTGTTATCAGATGTTGGTCTAATATCGACACCATCTGCGGCCGCAACCCCCAACTCACCACAATTCTCTTCTCCAAATGAAAATCAAAATGACTTAGGTTCTTTTGTTCCAAATGCGGTATTTGATAGTTTTACTTGCGGTGGATTCGCCCCATTAGGATGTTATTATGAGTCAGGTGGTACTATACTTGTAAAACCTAAAACTGACGATTGTTATACTAACGGACTTTCAGGTTCTTTAAAAGCACCCATAATGAAAAATGGATGTTACATATTTGTCAGTGCGATTTTCTTTTCTCTACCAAAAGATTTCAAATTGTTAGGTGAATGGATTTCAAGAACTAGTATTGCGTTTGGTGCTTGTAGAAATGTTTTTGGACATATGTTCACAAATAATTGGTTGAACGGAAGTTTATATGCTTTTCCTATAATTAATGATAGGTTTTTCACTTCACCGGCACAAGGAAATAAACCATATAGTTTATATTGTAAAGATACGGTAGTTTTGAATCCCAAAACAAACAACTATTTTTATAGAGTATCTCCTTTCATACCTGATTATGATGGAACTAAGTTTTTGTCTACGGGTGCGTTTATAGGAAAGCCAGCACCAAAAAGTTCATTTTTGGGAGTTAGTTTACCCGACTTTGGAGGGAATGTTAAAAACCTTAATTATCCAACAACTATGTTGGATTTGGGACCAAAAAATTATTATTTACAAGAAATTGTTTTATCTGATAAATTTGATGGGTATGTTGTAAATAGATTGAATTCTACAACTTATTCAGATGTATCTGAAATTTTAAATTTATTCATTATAAGTAGATTAACAAATACTAATTTCATACAACAAATTGTTGGCGGAGGGGGAGCAAATATTTTTACATACTTTTCGAGAGATAATGTAATGGTTGATGGGGATTATGCACAATCAATTTCAACAAGTTCAGAACTCGGAGTCGCACCATTCCAAGCGGAAAATTATCCGGCTCCTGTATCAGGACAAAATCCAATTTACGCGAGTCCTAATGATGAAACATTTGGAATATTCTTTTCAGCGGACACTCAACTTAAAGATTGGATATCTCCAAAAAGGACTATAATCAATTCTAATTTACCTGTTAATAATAGTTGTATATTTAGTAATTATGGTGTATTTTCTCAAGTAGTTCCTCACTATCAATGGCATGATGAAATTACTACCGCAGGTACAATTTTTGGTACTCAAGATAATACTTGGTACACCAATACAATTAACAACGGATATAGGAGTGATAGTTTCTTTAGTTTTAGATATCAAGATATGGATAGAATTAATAAACTTTCAAGGTATTTTAGAACTAAAAATACAAATTCAGAAAAATATTTTCACGATTTTATATATGGAATAAATGGTGGTGGAACCCTTAGTGCCGCTCAAGCCGACTGGGATTCAAATCAAGGAGACGGAGAATATCTCACGATGGGAGCCCCATATTATTTTTATTTTGGACTGAAAAAAGGTAAAACCGCTTTCGATATTTTTGGAAGAAAATATTTAAACTTTGAAGATATATTGGATGAATAATGGACAATAGTCAAGACATACGAATAGTTTTAGGTTCACAAAGATATAAGGGGGCGTCAGATACTAATTTATCAATTGATTTTTCATTAGAACAAACTACTAAATTCGAAAATGAATATGATAGGTCCCAAGATATAAGTTTGAGTCAAGTTTATACCGATGAAAGAGAAAGTTCAAATTTATTTAGACCGAGTTGTAAATTTATGGTTTTATTTAAGAATAGTTACATCGGAACAACCAACAATTATTCACCATTTGAAAATAACTTATATTATGTCAATCAAGAGTACTCGGCTCGACTCCAATGTAATACAAATGTAGATTGGAGTGGTTTACCACAATATAACGAATTTGATTTTATAAGAACCGATTACCAAGTATCAGGGTATACGGCACCACCTAATGAACACTTAAAGTTCACACCACTAAGTGCTTCATCTTATAATTGGAACTTTTATTTGAGTTACCCAATTGAAAACGACTACGATAAAAATTTACAAGCTGTTGACGAAAAAACTAATACCACTTTAAATTGGAAAGTTTCGGATGGGATTCCTTTTATAATTGAAAATGTTATTATAAATGGAAGTAACTTGGTCTCTTTTAGATGTCCTGTCAAACACGGATTAACAACAGAAAATTTTGTAAAGTTAAGTTTCAGTTATAGAAAAGAAGACATATTTTCCGTACATAGCTTGGGTGATGGAGTTGATGGAAGTGAGGATTTTATATTCAATGTATTCAACAATGGTTTTACAGGTTCAACATTCAACGATGGTGTTACAGGTACTTTCAAAAGAGTTCTTAATCCTGATAATACAGGAGACACCATATCAAAATATTACGTAAGAAAACACATAATTCTAAATGATGAAAACGAATACGCTCTTACAAAAGCTGGATTCGAGTATAATATATTTAGAAAAGTTGTAAAATACGAAAGTAGTGCTTATACACCAAATTACCAATCTAGATTATCTACCCTTGAAGACGGACAATCATATACACTTTCCTTCAATAAAGATTTTGACATAACAAAATATAGGGATAATCAAAATAGACCTCTGTCACAATTATTCTTTTCGGTAGTTTGGAAAGGATATTTTGGGTGGACATCAGGACAATTGAAACAAGGGTATGAATTTAATTTACCTCTGAATAATTTTACAAAATACCCAAATAATTGGTGGAGCACATCCAATTCAAATTCAAATTTTACGTTTGGTTCCCTCTCGTGGACCCGACCTATTGGTAATAAAACATTTAATTATGTTAGAACACCTAAAAGTGGTGAAAAAATTGATGGTGATTTGTGTGAGTGGAATGATTACGAACAAATTGAAAGAGTTGTTTCAAATTTATATCACAAATTTGTTTACAACCAACAATATTTTAAAATGAATCCTATACCACCTGGATATTTGGTAAACCCAAATGCATTACCCCAATTTGGTTATTATTATCAACCACATTATCCTATGGATATCAGAATATTTTCAGATTATATTGAAACCGCACCACCACCTCCATCTGAAATTGATAACTTACCATCATATGCCTACTTCTCTGATTTGGAAAACAATTTTCTTTGGAGAGATTTGTATTCCTATGGATACACGGACTCACAAGGTAGAGGAGTTCAGTTCCCATTCACAAATGGAAGACACTATCCAAATAAAAACATTGTGTTTAGGATAATACCTGAAGGTACAAATTACAACACCTTAATTAATTCGGGTGTGATAAACGACCCATTAGTAGATAATTGTGAATAATAAATATAAATTTTTAATATCCCAATCAGGTCATACATTTGATTTTCCAATTGAATTAAAATGGAATTTCACAGGTGTTGACGATAGTATTGATGAGTACCAAAAACAAGTTGTGAAAGAAGTTATTGGTAAACCTAATGATTTTGAAATACTAAGATTTGCAAACAAACCATACTCACCAAACAACTCAACAAAAATTAGTTACGAGTTTAATTTTTATTCAACAGGTTCAACAAGTTGGGTAAATAGTTATACAGGAGCGGGATTCAATAATATTGAAATATATTATTTTGCTAAGGAGTTTTCTAAATCATTTTTTAAACTTGATTTTTATGATTCACCCGACACATCAAAACAAATAAATTACTTTACCGTAATTATACCAACTCAACAAGGATTAACACAACCTGGTATAGTATCACCACTATTACCCCAAGTTCAAATGAATAGACCTAGTTTTGTTTTAGATTACGTGGGAGATAAAGAAGGGTTTTTTCTTTATTGGTTAAGAAACCCTGAGTTTTTGGATATATCAACATTTTATATGTCAGCAAAGTTCTTTGACGCTAAAAATGGATTTTTTATAAAAATGATGAATTCAAAACAATCCGTGTTACCTAATGGATATAATTTCAATCCTGACAAATATTTCTATTATAAAGTGACTTTGGATAGAACCACCGCAACATATCAAGTATTTGACACTAATAATCAAAGAATTGGTACTACTAACCCAATAAAATGGTATGAATATGTAAATCCTTAATAAATGGAAGATAGAGTTTACCATATACGTATATCCCCTGAAAATGTGAAGGGTGATTTATTCAAAGTTGACTATACAGGAGGAACCTATGATATTTCACCACCGGTAGACCCTTGTTGTGTATTAACAGCAACAACCGTAACTGGATTAACAACTGGATTTACATACGTTTATTCATCTATGACTGACGTTGTTTCAGGTGGTACTAATGGAGCTTCGTTATTAACAGGTCTTACTATACCAGTGTTTTTGTCACAAAATACAATAGATGTTGGGTATTACTCAGCATTTGATGGTGCTATACAACAAAAAGATGTAATGTTGAACTTTATTTTTTCAGCAACAAGTGGGTCACCTTATCAATATTATTTCTACAACACATCAGAGTTGGAAATGAAAAAATACTTGGATTTTTCAACATATCAGTTAGATTGGGGAGATAATTCACCAATAGTCCCGGTTACTACAATTTCACCAAATTATTATCAACATACATATCCAGGACCTGGTGAATGGATAATTTCTTTTTCAGGTATGAGTCCTTGGGGATATAATGTGGTTAGAAAAAAAGTTATAACACCTTTTACAGGGACTACAATACCAAACCCACAAGGGGAAGCGTTTTTCTATCCTAGTGGGGGTAATTGGTCGGCAACCCCAATTTCCTACAATTATATTTTTTCGGGAGATTCGATTTGTGATGTCGATTCTCAAGTTAGTTCTAATTATACAACATTACCCATAATAGTTTCAGGTTATTCTGAATCTACGGTAAGTGATTTGAGACAATACGGGCCAGCTTCATCATTGTATGATGGAAAGTATAAACTCGGTATTAAAGTAACTGGCTCAACAGGAGTTGTTGGTACGTTTCACGGACCATCGATAGATGGACTATTTACAGGATATACAATTAACGGAGTTGATTATTATGACTACAATGACGGATTTACAATATTTGTCGTTAAATCTTCAGGATATACCGCTGATTGGTTATCGTGTACAGGTTTAACTAAAAACGAGGCACTCATAAACGCAATTGATGAAGTAGAAATTCAAAGTAATGTGTTTATTGAAAGGGGTAAAATTTCAGGTTTAGAGGCTTTAGAAAGGTTAGGTGAAGTTGATAATATGGGTGATTTAGAAAAATATGGTTATGGGTTTTTTAAAGTAATAAATGTATAAAAAGAGTATTTATAAGATATAAAAAATAAATGTTATGGCAGTAGGAAGTTATGGAACAATAAGACCGGCAGATGTATCACCTGCTGATGTGGAAATAATATTGAATTACACCCCATCAAGAGATGACACTAATAATTTTGAATTAACAAAGTTAGATTCGTTAACAATTCTCAAACCTTATTTTGCAAACGCAAGTACTGGTGGAAATGCTGACATAGAAATTTTGGGTGGGTTATATAGTTTAAAATTACCGGCAGATACATTTAATCGTATTGGAATTTATACTTTGATGTTGAGACCAACACAAATCAGGACACAAATTTTAGATTGTGGTGTTCTCACCGCACTACCTAATGTTAAAGGTTTAATTTTTGATTTAAATCAAGTTCCTGCAGACCAAAGAAATAAGTTTGTTCCTCAAGGACTTGTTGGTTATAGAATCGAATATTTGAATTCGGACGGAACTAAAATTCCAAATTTTTTCAGAATAATAACTTCAAGTTTTTATTGTCAACCCGTTGTACAAAATTTAACAAACACCTCAATACAAGCGGTACGTTATAGATATACCGATAATAATACTAACTTAATTTTTTGTACACTTTCACCATCCTCAGCACCATCTAACAAACCAAACGCTACCCCATATATCGGACAACCTGCACAAAATGTTATCATATCAAATACATTTTTTAACCCAACTACAATAGATGTTGAAATAGCAGAACACGATTTCTCAACTCTGGCAATCGCACTTTATGGTAATCAAACCAAATCGATGGATGATGGAATTTATACCATTTATGATAATCAGAATAATATCTACAAACAATACAACCTATACGAAATACGTGACCAATATAATCACTTATTGTTTGAGGTTAGACAAGATAGAGGAGATAATATTGATTTTAGTAAAAACTTTACAAACATAACTCAATAATGACTCAAAAAAAATTCATTTGTCCACCCTTACCAGCAACTGGTTCAGGAACTTTTTCTGATGATTTAGTTGGATTTCAACTAGTTCAAGGAGGGGGTTTAACTCAGGGTAACTTTGAATTTGTTTCAGGTACAGAAGAAAAACAAAATAGAACTTTTAGAATCGGTGCTTTTTCAGACCCAATAAGTTTAGAAAGTATGAATATACAATCAGTCGAGGAATCAAAACTGATGGTAGAAAATAATTTTAAAGTTTATCCTAATTTCGACTTATCTCAAATTTCCACATTTACTTTATATGGTTCACTTAACAAAAGATTATCAGTATCAATACAAACAATCATAAGTTATTTTCCAGCAGGACTTGAATCTACCAAAATGGGTTTGAATTTTGCAACAGGTGAAACCGCTTTCAATATTAGTTATAACTCTGTTCAAGATGAAACAACTTTTGATTTGGATTTGTCAAGAATACGAAACCCTTTTGAAATTGACTTTACTTCCAACTCAACTCGTAACTTAAGTTTGAGAGAAATAAAAGTTTCCCCTCTAAGGGATTTACCTGTTGAATATGCTAAGTATTCACTTTATTACATAGGGGAAGGATACCAATTAACGGGAATAGAACCAACTGATTCGTTAACAAATGGAACTCTTAGAATATATGTTAAAGGAAATCCTTTTTCAGGTCAAAGTGTTGTTTATGAAGATTTAGTTGTCAGACCAAATGACCAAATTGTTAACAAAGTTTTTAATGAGGATTTAGATGAGGTAGAAAACTTTTTATTAAATAGAAATATTTCACCAATCTACACCGCTTACTTTAGTGTACCGACAGAGAATGATGATGGAAGTTATTTTATAAATTCACAATTTGTTACTTTCCCTTTATATGGTAATTGGAATTTAGATATTATCACAGGAGCATATGACAATTATATCACAAATTTAGCGGAAATAGGAACCCTTTATGACTCATATAAAACAAATTTAGTTTCAAGGTTCTTAACAACAGCGTCCTTCAAAGATTTTGACACTCCTGATGAAAAAGTAGAAAAAGTTTTACAAATTTATGGTAGAAGTTTCGACGAAACTAAAAAGTTTATAGAGGCGTTGGCTTTTATGAATTCCGTGAATTACAATGTTGGGGACGATATACCATCTCAATTATTAAAAAATTTAGCACAAACATTAGGGTGGAATGTTAATATATCACCAATAAGTAATGAACAATTATTAAACTCGGTGTTTGGTGGTGTTAATTCAAATGAATCTCAATTTTTAGGTATATCCCAACAAACAACACCAGATGAATTAAATTATCAATTTTATAGGGCGTTGATTTTAAACGCGGCTTATTTGTTTAAGTCAAAAGGTACAAGAAAATCTATTGAAAATCTTTTGAAACTTATTGGTGCTCCCGATGCATTGGTTGAATTTAATGAACACGTTTATTTGGCTGACCAAAGAATTGATATGAGTCAGTTTTATGAACAATACGCTCAAATTTCAGGTGGAACTTATTTACAAGAACTTCCGGCTTTTGACCCAACGAATACTTACAAAATTCACGGAACATTATATACTGGTTTTACTACAACTTTATTAGAACCAGTTGATGTTGGTACAACAAGAGAAGATTATCCTGTGGATGAATTTGGGTTTCCATATCCACCCGATAATTCGGATACATATTTTTTCCAAATAGGGAGTGGTTGGTTTGAACAAACCCCTCAACACAGAGCAAATGAAGTTGTGGATTTAACTTATTCCGTATTTACGGGTAGTAATCCTAATTTTCAAACAACATTAGTACCATATACCTATGGTCAAGTTTATCTTAATAGATTTAGAAACTTCCCATTTATGTCTGTTGGTTTTGAACTAACAAGAACTATAGATAACAACAAAAGTTGGGTTGATAATGAAATTGGAAAAAGAACTAATTTTGATGGTAATTACAATTCTTTGTACTATACCGATAGTGATAGTTTAGTAATGAACGTTAAAAACGTTGACATTTTTATGAATCCCGCACAAGGTTTAGTTTACGATGTGTGGTATATGTCCTCAACATACAATTATCCTTTTTCAAATAATCCATTAAATCTTTCAGGAGATTCGACAGGTACAATATCTTTACCTTATCCACAAAGAAATGAGTTTGATATAACAATTTCTAATCCTCAACCGAAAAGAAAAACATTTTTCGAATTTGCTCAAACATTTTGGCAAAACTTAATTGATGTTAGAAATAGACAATTCGTAAAAGACGGAAAAACAGGAGGATATCCTACTCTTCAGTCAATTTATTGGAGATATTTGGAATCTGAAAGTATAGTTGGTATTGAAAATAATAATTTTAACTATACCAATATGATGGAATATGTTGATGGATTGGGTGATTATTGGATTAGGTTAATTGAACAAATGATACCCGCATCAACATTGTGGATGGGGGGTATTAAATATGAAAATTCAGCATTTCACAGACAAAAGTTTGTTTGGAGAAGGCAGATGGGTTGTGAATTAGTTCCAATCCCTTGTAAACCTTGTACGTGTGAAACTAATATATTTCCAACTGACTGCCCTGTACATACCGTAGAATGTTGCATTTTCCCTTGGTACGAACCTTGTAGTAGTCCTTTGATTCAATCATTCAATAATATTTTGGGAAATACTCTCAATAGTTATTTGACACCATTAGGGTATTCTTTAGATAATTGTTTTCTACCTACTATGACAAGTGAGTGGTATGTGAATATAAAATTGGATGGTAGTAATGTTTATAATCAATCATTCTTCAACGGAACAGGATTTACAGGGACATTAAGTGTTCCATCAGAAAATGCTTGGTATTCAGCGGTTTTGATAGGATTGAACTCTTTATCATCTTTAGGTTATGGTTATTATTTCCCAGTGACATCAGATGTTGATGTAGAATTTCCAAATTTAGTTGCATTGTATAATACAACTTGTTCTTCTTCAGCTTTTGCCGAAACATTCGAAATTAACGTGGGTATAAAATTCAATATTTTATGTAGTTTATGAGTTGTTATTTAAGTTATAGTTACACATACACAGGAGATTGTACCAACTCAAATCTAGGTGGATTTGATTTATATATAACAGGTAGTTCACCTGGATATAGTATAGTTTGGGTACAACCACCATACCCAACCGTGGCTTTGGGAAGTTCGACCGCATACACATTAACGAACTTGTCAGCAGGAACTTATTCATTTTATGTTCAAGATAGTTGTGCGAGTCCAGTCAACCTTACACAACAAGTTGATATCTATATATCGAGTGGTACTTGTTCTAATTTAGATGTATTAGAAACTTCGTGTGGTGATATAAATGGTGAAATAACAGCGACTACTACAAATTATTATAACACCGCAAGTTTTTATTTATTTAGTGGTGATGGTACTTACATAACATCCGCACAAAACAATAGTAATTATTTTGTTTTCACACCCGTAGATTATGGTTCATATTATGTAATAGCCGATGATGGTGGAGGATGTACAGGAAAATCACCAACTTGTATAGTTGCAAGTTCTTCTTCAGTAAACTATGGTTTCTATGTCGTCGATGATGGAAGTTGTAATGGGGTTGGGTCAGGAAAAATTTATATCACTGGGTTAACCGGAGGTGTTCCACCATACACATATCTATGGGATACTTCAGACACAACATCATCAATTACAGGATTAACCGCTGGTACCTATAATGTTGTTGTGACTGACGCTTCTGGTTGTACAAAGGGATTGGGCGTTGTGGTCAATCACGTTAATGTACTTGGTATAGGAACAATTGTAACTACCCAACCATCTTGCTTCTCAGCGGATGGGTCCGCTACGGTAAATATTACAGGTGGTACAGGACCATACTATTATTCTGCAAGTAATGGTTCTTCGATAATTACATTTAGTCAATCTTATACATTTACAGGACTATCAGCAGGATATTATCAATTCCAAGTCACTGACGCTGGGTTATGTACTTCGATAAAAGCGGCTACTTTATATACCCCAGCAGGATTTAACTTAAACTCAATTACAACCGTAAATTCTTATTGTGGGAGCGCTGATGGACAAATCGACGTTAGTTTAGGTTCTGTTAATACTTTAATAAGTTATACGTTGATAAGTGGCGGAACGACTATTTTTCAAACACTCAGTCCACCAATACCTTCAAGTACCTACAATTTCACAATCCCGAATTTGACAACAGGTAGTTATCCTTTGTCAATAACTGGTGGAAGTTGTGTTTATACAACCACGATTAATGTTAACAATTTTAGTTTATTCAATCTATCGGCATCAACTACAGGTACAACCTGTGGTCAAGAAAACGGGTCAATTTACGTTGAAGTTTCAGGAGGGTCAGGTAATTTTCTTTACGAGATTTCAGGTAATTTAGGTAGTTTCATAGGTGGTAGTGCGTATACTTTTACGAATTTAGCGAGTGGTTCCTATACAATTTCAGTTTTAGATGTAGTATCAGACCCTCCGTGTAAACAATATATCTCAACTAACATTTCATCCTCAACAGGAGTTAATTTTTTATTAGTCGGAACAAACACAATCTTAGGCTCTGATGGAACAGCAACAGCGTATATCACCACAGGTAATCCTACTTTTACATATAATTGGAGTTCAAATGTAGGTTCACAAACAGGTTCTACGATGACAGGATTGACCGCTGGAACATATACATTAACAATCGTTGATTCAAGTGGATGTACTCAAACTAAATCAGTAACAATATCAGGATTCAATAACTTAAGTTCCACAGAATATTATTCAATATGTGACTCTACGTTTAGTAACACAGGTGGTAATATAAAGAAAGGAATTCAACAAATGTTGTTGGAGGGTTTCTTCGATTTGACAAGTGGTGATACTGGTTGTATTCTTAATAACGCAGTTTATAATGCAATTGTTGAATTAAGTGGTATAACCACCCAAGAATCATTTTACACCGGTACAACATTATCAGATTATCCAGGTGATAACCTTTGGGTTAATACAATCAAAAATATTTTATTAACTTATGATGGAGTTGATGCTGTAGACACTGATTTACTTAATAATTTAATTACAATTATTAATGGTTGTAATTCTATAAATTTGGGTGGAGTTGAGGTTAAAGTTTATTTAAAAATAACCTATGACATTTCTTGTCAATTTTGTCCCCCAACTCCAACACCAACTCAAACACCAACTAACACACCAACCCCAACTCAAACTCCAACTCAAACAACAGAAATACCTAAAAATCCATTTTTAACAATCTCAGGTTCTACTTTCGATGAGGCTTGTACCGGAAACACTAATCAAACTATCTATGGTTCAGAACTGAATTATGATGAAAATATAAATTTTTATAATAATAGTACAGGTCCTGTAACAATAGATATGACAGGATTTTATAATTATAATGGAATTGTTATCGAATTAGATTATTTTGGTAATACGGTTGGGGCTTACGTTGTTTGTCCAACACCAACCCCAACACAAACACCTTCACAAACACCAACTAACACACCAACACCAAGTATAACCCCAACAGAAACACCAACACCAACCATTACACCATCAAACACTCCTACCCAAACATTAACACCCTCAATTACTTCTTCACCAACTGAAACCCCGACAAATACTCCTTCTATAACACCAACTAAAACTCCATCTCCAACACCAACAATAAGTTTCTACACATATGTTCTTGGTACAGGAAATACGACTACTGATGCTTGTAATGATTATTGGTCCGCAGGTACAAATTTCTATGGTCAATTATCAGGTGGGGTAGGTCCAAACATTTATGAGTATCTTTACACTAATCCTACAAATCCATTAACAGGTTTAGCACCTGATGGGTATTATTCTAATGGTACGGGTTGGTTTTTAATCACTGGAGGAACAGGACAAATAATTTCTGATGACCCAAATGGATGCGTTGGATTAATAACACCCACACCATCTAGCTCAGTAACTCCAACACCAACACCTACTAATACACAAACACCAACTCAAACCGCAACACCAACTACGACAGCAACACCAACGCAATCACCAACTTAACAATAAAATTACCAGATTTTTATTTTTTTCATTTGACCTAGGACACAACAATAAGCGTCACTCATATCAAAATTTTCTTTTTTGAGTGTGTTGTTTTTAGTGTAAGTCCAAACTATTTGAGGTTCTAATTTTGCAACCTTTTCCCAAATAATCATTTTCTTGTCTATATCTTTGGGTAAACCACCAAATAGAACAAATTTTTTCTTATCGTTTTCTTTTACTAATTCAGGAAAAGCAAACTTTCTTGAATTATATGTTGAAATAAACTCAGGAACCAATCCTAATGTATCATAAATTTGTTTAGTGATAAGAGTATTATAACGCATCAAGGTTCCTATAGTGTATACATTATTAGAATTTAATAGAGGTTCTTCGATTATTACTTTTGTAATACCTAAATTTTTATATTGTTCAATCTTAGTTTTGAAAACTTCAGATTTCAAAAGCAACTCTTCGATTTTATCTTCAGTTTTAATTTTTGTTCTTGGAGAAATATGAGTAAGTTCTAAAAGCTGTTTAGTTTGAATATCAAACAACGCCCAACCTATGGTTTGTGTTGATACATCAAGTCCCAAAACTTTTGGTGACTCTTTGAGTATTTTTCTTCTCATAATTTAAAAATCGAATTTTACCAAAAACTGCTGAATTCCTTGTCTTGGAACAGGGGATTGTAGTTTAGAAATAACAATAAGATTTTTTTCATTATCGTAAAGACCTATTTCGGAAATATATGAGGCAGTACCTGCAGACCAACCAGGGTTAGTTGAATTTTGAAATTCTGTTTGACCCAAGTTTACTTTATATCTCATTTCATATATAGTTGCTTGAATATCTGTTTCAATGTTACCATAAAAGTAAAATTCATCACCAAAATTCAATGAAGTGCCTGTGTAGTTTAAAGGTGTCAAACTTATATAGTCACCTAAATCATAAAAAGGAGCCGAATCATAAAGTTCTTGTGTAATTACAAAAGTATTTGCAGTTAATCCACTTTCTGTAATATATCCATTAGATGTATACCCACTTAGTTGTGAGGTATAATCAATTATCTTCCATTCTGATGGGTCAGGTCTATTTTCACCAACAACCTTTTGACAAACAATTTCAAATGTGTCGGCCAAATATCCATAAGTGTTATCAGGTGGACAAATGTAATTTTGGAAATTTAAACAACCAAATTCACCACCAAATCTTACTGCAACATTTTGAGAAACTATTGGATTACAAGTTATGTTAGGTCCTTGAGTTTTAATATAATAGTTACAATGTAATGAATTTGTGAAACCTGATGAATTAGTTAATCTATAAGTTACATACAAGTATTCTGTACTTGCAGATAATATACCCTGAACGGATTCATTATCCATACCACAAGTGTTTGGTGTAACTAATGAGGTTCTTGGTGCTGGTAGAGTCCAGTTTCTGTTTGATTTATAAGACATCGCTGCGATTATTTCTTCATCATCAAAAACAATAATTTTTTGGTCTGGAAATACTTTACCAACACGACTAGGATAACCATCATCATTTGGATTTGTATCCCATAAATTGTAATATCGAATACCTGGATAATTCATATCAGGATTCTTTAATGACTTAATATACTGAACTTGAAATAAATCTAAACCATCAAAACCAGCTGGGTCTACATAGAATGTTTGACCACTACAACAATTTGGTGATTTATGCCACATTAACCAAGGTAAACTAACTTTAAAGTTTCTAGCTTGTCCTATAGTATTATCTACTTCAAGAGGGTCAAATGGTTCTAAAGCAAATTTTTCACCATAAAAATAATCAATAGTATTATTCGTATAATGAACAACAGCAATTGCTTTTTGTTCCTCGGGGTTTACAACGATTTTATCGTCAAATGAATTATAAAAATAAACTTCAGTTGTGGCACTTTGACCACTTGGAGAAATATAACCTAAATATTCTTTGGTACCAAGATAATCTATTGAACCAAATTTTGTATAACCATCATAAGACGTTTCAACTAAACCAGCGGGACTTTCTGACCAAGGAATATTCATATTCCAAACTTTTACATCAAATGTATCCACACCACAAACAGAATCATAATTAACAACATTATCATACCAATGAGGTCTTGGGGTATATCCATCGTATAAAGATGTCATATTTGGAGGGTATACAAAAACTCTACCATATTGTGTGGTAGATAAATAACTGAAATCAGGTGTTGCTCTATCCAAGGTTAATTCATTCAAACATACGGCAACTATTCTATAAGTTAAAATAGAATGACAACCTTGCATATTATAAACACAAGCGTCGGGTGGTGGTGGTAAATAAGCTGGTGTTGGTGAAGGTACAATTGGTAAAGTATTAGAAGGGGTTGGTGAGGGACTTGGTTCACAAGGGTTAGTATTTGTGGCACTTGGAGTTGGGGTAGGAGAAACAGGACCAAAAGTTGGTGTTGTAGTTGACGTTGGTGTAGGTGTTGGGGTAACAGCGACGGTACAATTACAATTTGTATCACCACTTCCATCATAATAAATTGTTATGAAATCACCGACTGAGGGTAATCTAACACTATCACCATTACATCTATCAAAAATCAAATTGATTTTAGTACCACCTGTTAAACTGGTCAAATCGACCATATAATTAGAATTCAAAGTATAATAATTAGTAGTCCAAGAACTCCAATATGTAACATCATCAATTGTTGTTGAAGTAAAGAAACCTCTCGGAACTGCGGCGTTAAATACAGGTCTCACAACTGATTCCATATAAGGAATACCATACGTGTTTCCTTGATTTCCATCAACAAAATAAGGGTATTTAATATTTTGTTTATTAGATTGTGGAGCTCCAGCAGAATTTTGAGAATTAAAACAAGGCTCGAGTACAAAAGATTGATATTGACTATAAGATGCTGGTAAAGTATTATAAGAAACTTCACTATCACCAACTTGGAAATAAGCAATATTAAAAGTTCCTTCAGATAGTTTTTTTCGTCCAGTATCAGTTATTCTTGTACTGATTAAACCTGAAGTGTTTTTCAAAACGTATGCCATAATTTATAAATATTATTCCTTACTATTTTTATGAAGTTGAGTTAATTAAATTACAACAATCACAACCTGTGATTTTTGAATTTGATATATAAAATGTATCAATCGAATCCGATAAATAACAATTTATGTCTTCTAATTTTTGTACCGATGATAGAGTAGTTACCGACATCATATCAGATGATGTTAACGTAATTGTAGACCAACTCTCAGTCAAAGAACTTGTGTATATTGTCTCAAGTTGACAACCGGGGTTTTGATTTACACTACTACCTGTTGATGAACTGGTAAAACTTAATGGTATTTCACTTCCATTTTTGGTAAACGTACTATTTGATTCACTTGTAGATACATTCCAATTCGGAGAAAATCTTGACACATTCAAATGAGAAAAATCAAAAGTTATTGTTACTCCTTCAGGTAATGTGGGATTTACAACAAATGTAGTTGTATATGTTTTGATAAAACTTGTTGGTGTGTTGACTAAAATATTTGACGTTGTATTCAAAGAAATAGAATATGTGGTAGGTAATGAAGGCGGATTTAAAACAAATGAATTTGATACAGAATTACCACTTGAGTCGGTAACATAAACTAAATAATTTCCTTGACATAAATTTTCATAAATCGGAAAACTTTGAATTGAAGTATTATTAGTTAAAGAATATTGATAAGGCGGATAACCACCTGACGCTGAAATAACTAAACCACCATCACATCCACATTTGGGATGATTTATTGAATAAGTAAAATTCAATGATTCTTCAGATGTACTTAAAATTTCTTTTTTATCGCTCACAATTAAAGGTTCTTCCTCAATAATTGAAGTTTCTTCGGTATTTGATATTGTAACAACTTCGGTATTACTATAAGATAAAATACAAGTTGTTGTTGCAGTAAAATCACCAAATGAGTCAACAACTACGGCTGAGTAAGAACCAGAAGCAAGATTGTATATATTTTGATTTGTATTCCCGTTTGACCAAGTTATAGTATAAGGAGGAGTTCCTCCTGTTATTAATAAGGATGCCGCACCATCCGATGAAGAATTCGAGCTAGGATTTACCGTAAGACAACTAACACCCATTTCGAATATGGTGACAACATTACACTCGTTTGTATAACCTGATGACATTCCCTAATAAATACTCACTCCAAAATTTTTATCTTTATAGAATTATAATTCAGTAAAACTTATTCTAAATGATTAATTGGACCATATTTATTTATATATGAAACTTTTAAAAACCATAACTCGATTAGTCCAAGAATCAAAAATTCGATTAGATGAGGCCGCGGAAAAAGGTGTGAATGAAAAAGAGTTAGAACGTTTAGAAAAAAACTACGAACAAAGTTTGAAATTGTTCAAAGTTTATAAGAAAATAAAAAAATAATTATATTTTTGTCATCGTTATAATAACCGATGGTATTCCTGGTTTTGTAGGTGAAGTACTTCCAGGTTCGGATAGTATCTCTATATTTGAACTTGTTACCGAACAAATTAGTTCTATATAATCGTTAGTATTCAAAGTTGTTACAAAATTCCATGCGGCGACTATATACGTACTATTATTCGCTAAAGATAATTTAGTATTGGACCAAGGAACGTCAGTTCCATTTATTCTAAACCAAAGAAAAATATCTTCGTTTGAACCACCCGCCGTTTTAATCAATTGAAGTGAAAATTGAAAATTATATGTACCACCACTAGATACCACAAATCGAGAACCATTGTTTATGGTGATTCCCAAACTTTCGGATATAGTTGTTGCTGATATTGGAGTTGCGGTATTAGGTACTAAACCTGAAATTGTACTTGACTCATAAGCTGATATATAATTTTTTCCTGAACCTATAAAACTACCTTTCACTTTATAGGTTGTTCCTGAATCAGCAACTGCAAATTCAGAATTCATAGTTATCGCTGTTAGCTCGGGTAATTGGGATATTGGTAAACTTGGCATAATATTATAAATATTAGATTATGGTGTTATAAAAATTTTACTTCCATCTTCCTGTAAGATATAGAATAAGTTTTCTTGGAGTAAATATCTTGAAGAATCTGTTGGGGTTGGTGTTTGAGTTGGTGTTGGGGTTGGAGTTGATGATGAAGTATTGGTTGGTGTGTTCGTTTGAGTTTGAGTTGGGGTTTGTGTTGGAGTTTCAGAAGATGTTTGAGTTGGAGTATTAGTTGGTGTTTCAGAAGGAGTATTGGTTGGTGTTTCCGTATTTGTTGGTGTTTGGCTTGGAGTATTTGTTGGGGTTTCCGTATTTGTTGGTGTTTGGCTTGGAGTATTTGTTGGGGTTTCCGTATTTGTTGGTGTTTGTGTGGGTGTTTCAGAAGTAGTAGGTGTTGGAGTTTCGGTAGTTGTAGGTGTAACACTACTGGTAATTGTATTTGTTGGAGTTTTAGTATTTGTTGGTGTTGGAGTAGGGGTTTTAGTTTGTGAAGGAGTTAAACTTATTGTTGGGGTAATTGATGGTGTCGGTGTAGGTGTACTATCAGGTGTTGGAGATATACAATAGAGGATATGAAATCTTTCGCATCCATCATTATCAACAACTTTTATACCTACTGCTGGTGCAGAATTAAATTGGGGTGGTAAAACTATAGTATTTGAAGGTGGTACCGAAGTATTAACTACTGCTATTATAACACACTGATTTCCATAGACATCACAGACATAAATAAAGTAAGGAAAGGTTGTTCCCGTAATTTGTGATATGTCTATAGCTTTCATTTACTAATGGTCGACTGAAGTACATTCTAAACAAGTTAAATATGTTCCTGATATTGTAGAAAAGTAATTACCTCCAAAGTTTTGATAAACACTATATCCATATAATTGTAATGCCGAAGTTGGATTTGTTAATGATGTTTGAACAAATGTCCAACATTGTGAGCTTAATGGATGATAAAAAGTTGTATATAATGGACCTACAACATCTTGTACAACGTAATTGTTCGGGTTGCTACAACTTTTATATACATAATATTGGAATGGTAAGGTTGCTGAAGGAGTCGGTGTATTTGTCGGAGTTGTAGTTGGAGTCATTGATGTAGTTGGTGTTTGTGAAACAACAGGAGAACAATATATACATTCACCCAAATTCGAATATCCATAAGGTCCGGTATTTAATGTTATTTGATTTATACCTGAAACTTCATAATTTATACCAATATATGATAAACACCTTGAGACACCATCTACCGTTGCTCTAAATACCATAAATTGTTCAATTGGACCTGAGGAAGGGTTGGAAATTGCGTTTGTTGTGTAATACATTTTCCCGTCATAACAATCTTGGAATTGTTGACTAACTGAACATTGGATTACGCAATCTATAGTATTAAAACTTACATCACCTGTGAAAGAACAATTGTATGTTACTTCAGGAGTTACACTTGGTGTACAAGTAGAAGTTGGAGTGGGAGTTGGTGAATAAGTATAACCTGTAACATCAATACCGACATTACAAGGAATAGTAGGTGTAGGAGTAGGTGTTGGGGTCGAAGTTTGTGTTGTTGTTGGAGTTGGGGTTGGAGTACCTGAATAATCACAATCAAAAAGAGCATTGAAATTTAAAACACTACAATTTTGGGTTTGAGAAGGTGTTGGAGTTGGACAAATAGTTGTAGACATTATGTCATCACAAAAATCAGGACAATCACTATAACAAGGAAGAGCGCCGGTTAATAAACAAGGTCCACCTAAACTTGTTGATAAACACCATCCAGTTGTTGCACTAAAATACACAACATAATTTTTTGAATTCGCACTGAAATAAGCGTGTGAATTATAAAATCCTAAGTTAGTGTAAGTGTCACTATAACCAAACACATTTTCTGAGATACAAATATCAGTATATAAACAAACAACACCAGGAGGTGGTGTTTCACTTGGTGTGGGAGTGAAGGATGGGGTTGGTGTTTGAGTTGGTGTTTCGGTGTTTGTCGGTGTATTTGTTGGAGTTAGAGAAAGAGTTGGTGTAGTAGTTGGAGTTTGAGTATTTGTTGGTGTTATTGATGGAGTTACAGATTGTGTTGGGGTATTAGATGGGGTAGTAGTTGGTGTTGAAGTATTTGTTGTAGTATTGGTTGGTGTTTGAGTTATGGTTGGTGTTGGTGTCGGAGTTGTGGTGTTTGTTGGGGTTGGGGTAACACAGGGATTTTCTATTAAACATTCAGAACAACCAGTATATGGTGCACCATAATATAATCCCAAAACACTTTTAAAAATATATGAAGAAGAAGTTCCGGTATTCAACAATTCATAACAACCTTGTGAAGTGTTATTAGGATTTGATGATGAAATTGTGTTTATGAATCCATACGAATATCCAATGATGGTTCCACCAAAATGTTCTTGCCACAAAGTTGAATTTCCACTGAAATAAAAACTATCGTTGTAACAACAACCAGTGAATTCAAATACTCTGTCTATGGCACCATAACTTGTTGCAACAACTGAACCTTGTGAGGTAACAGGGTCTGTAGCATCGACATAATATTGATAGAGTGAAGAATTAGGTTCAACGTTAAAAACTTTAAGATTACCCGCACTATCCGTGAAACTAAAGTTGTTATAAGTAGTCCCACCAGTATTAACTAATTTCCAAATACTTACACTCATACGATTACTATTTGGGTTATCTCACAATTGTTATCGTCAACCACTTTGACCGTAAAGTCATTTTGAGATTCTAATATTGATGGAACATCAAAAGAAAAAGGGATTGTTGATGTTGTTGTTATGTAAATACATATGGTTATTGGATTATCACAAATATAAATGTCGTAAGGACTTGTTCCGGTTATATTATTTATTGTGATATTTGTTGGCATCAAGATTTTTATCATAAATATAATGGCACCCAAAAACTTGTGAAGGTTGACGGTAAGTAATTTTTCACTTATTTTAATAAAAAAAATAATACTTTTACATAAAGTAATATATTTATATAATATGGGAAGGAATAAAATTAATAATAATGACAAAAAAGTTAGAATATCAATAACTATTAACCCGATAAATTATGTAAAAATCAAAGAAAGGCATATAAATGTGTCATCACTTTTAAATAAATTAATTGATGATTATTTTAAAAATGAAAAAATGTAATAAGTGTTGTCAGATTAAAAAATTTAGTGAGTTCCATAAACATAGATTACAAAAAGATGGGTACAATACTTTGTGTAAGGAGTGTAGAAAACCAATAACTGAACAATATTATTATAAAAATCGTGATGAAATTAATAAAAAACAACAAATAAATTATTATAAAAATCACGAAAAAAATTTAAAAAAAGATAGGGAACGAATTAAAAAAGAACGTGTTAAACGTAATTTGAAAAGTAAGGAATATTACATAAATAACCTTGAAAAAGTTAAAGAATATCATAAAAAATATTATCAAAAAAATAAAAATAGAATAATAGAAAAATCCCGCAAATGGTGTGAAGAAAATAAAGAACTATATTTAAAATCTAGACGAGAACGTATAAAAGAAAGAAAAAATAATGATATTTTTTTTAAATTAAAATGTAAATTAAAAACCGACATTTATATTTCGATTAGAAGAAAAAAACGAAATAAACGACTTGAAGATATTTTAGGGGTTAGTATTGAAAATTTCAAAAAACATATTGAATACCAATTCGAAGAATGGATGACTTGGGATAATTGGGGAAAATCAACTTGGCATATTGACCATATAATACCGCTATGTTCTGCAAAAGATGAAAATGAAATTTATGAATTATGGTACTATACTAATATGAGACCGATTAGTGCGATTGAAAATCTGAAAAAAGGGGGTAAGTTGATTCTTTAAAAACAATATGATATATTATTGTTATGGATGAATTCGAAAGTGTAGTGGAACTCATAAGTAAATTTTTAGGGACCCCTAAAAAGATTTATAAAAATCAATCTCAGGTTTCTTGGAATTGCCCAATATGTGATGAGGGTAAAAACAAAGGAAATCTTGAAGTGAATATTGAAAAGTCAGTTTTCCATTGCTGGTCCTGTGGTGATAGTGAAGGAACCCTTGGACACATAGGCAAATTATTCGATAAGTTTGGTAATAAAAAACAAAAAAAACTTTATGAAATACTTAAACCTGAGGACACAAAACCTAAAGAAAAACCTAAACAAAAATTAAGACTACCTGAAAGTTTTACACTTTTCAAAGACTCAAGTAAAGTTTATCCAATAAGAAAAAGTGCTATAAATTACCTATATAATCGGGGAATTTCCGATTATCTAATTGAAAAATATCAAATTGGTTTTTGTGATAAAGGTTCCCACTCAGGAAGAATAGTTGTACCATCCTATGATATTGATGGAAAACTCAATTATTATGTTGCCCGAAGTTGGGCACCATACACCAAGGCAAAATATAAAAATCCCGAAGCTGAAAAAGATAAAATCATATTTAATGAACGACTTATAGATTGGGAAAAAGACATTTATTTAGTTGAAGGAGTTTTTGATGGATTCTTCTTGGATAATAGTATTCCTATGTTAGGAAAACATATGAGTACCCTTTTATTCGAGTCAATTTATAATAAATCTAAAGGGAATATTATCATTGCCTTGGATGGGGACGCTTGGAAAGAGGCTGAAAAACTTTATAATGAACTTAATGGGGGTTCATTATACGGAAAGATAAAAATTGTTAAATTACCCAAAGATAAAGATGTTTGTGACCTCAAGGGTCAAATAAATGATTACTTTTACGAAATGAAATACTAATGAGTGATTTAAAAGAAATAGCAAAAGATATTCGAAACGTTTTGGAAAACAGACGAAAAGAACTTGACATAACATTTGTCGAGGAAGACCACATTTACCATATGAGAGATGAGGATGGAAATATGAGAAGTAACTATCCATCTGTAAGTAAGGTTTTAAAAAAATTCTACAAAGAGTTCCCCGCTGAAGAAATTGCTAATAAAAAGGCTAATGGTAACCCTGAAGTTAAGACAAAACTTCTTCAAGAGTGGTCAAAGGCAGGAACCTATTCTACCAATATGGGGTCAAGGGTTCATTACTTTTTAGAAAAGAAAACTTGTGAAATATTTGATTTAGGAAAAGAAGTTCGTCAACCGATATTCGAATGTGACTTCACCCAAATATTAAAGAGTGATTCTATGATTAGTGCTGGTGAAAAGTATCTTTCATTAATGAAAGAAAGAAATTTGGAAATATTAGATACTGAAATAGTTTTAGGTCATCCTGGTTTAGGATATACCGGTCAACCTGACAAAGTTTGGTTAGTTAAAAATCATAATGACGAAGTTGGATTTGTTATAACGGATTGGAAAAGTAACAAACCAAAAAACTTTGAAGAAAATCAATTTACCGAAAGGATGTTTGAACCATACCAAAAACTTCCAAACAATTCTTTAGGACACTATTTCGTTCAACTTCCGTTGTATGGTAAGTTATTATTAAAAATGTTAGAAGGAACCAAATACGAAAACCTAAGGTTGTTTGGGTGTATTATAGTTCTACTAAAAGAAAGTGGAGAATACGAGGAATTCAGAGTTCCCAAAGAAGTAATTGATACAACTCTTCGTATGAGTATTGAGATGTATGTCAAATAAATTGATTTAATAATAAATTTAAATTATAATTGTTACAAAAATATTATGGAAAATTTATCACCAAAAGTAGATTTACGAAACCAACCAACCGTAGTTTGTGAAAGTTGTGGGAAAAAATACTTCAAAGAAGTAACACTTATTAAAAAAGTGTCAAAATTAATGACAGGAAGTTCAACTGATACAATAGTACCATTTCCAACTTATATGTGTGAAAGTTGTGGTCACGTTAATGAAGAATTTGATTTATTTGATAATTTAGAAGATAGTTCTTCAAATGATTAACAAAATTGTTCATTTTTCTGATTTACATTTGAGGTTGTTCAAAGACCACGACCTTTATCGTAATATTCTGAGTGATATGATACTACGATTTCAGGAGATTAAACCTGATAGGATAGTTTTTACAGGTGATTTGGTTCATAGTAAAAACCAAGTAACACCAGAACTTATAGAAATGGTGGTTTGGATACTTACCGAATGTTCTAAAATAACCAAAACCATTCTAATACCTGGTAATCACGACGCACTTATAAACAATCTAAATAGATTAGATACATTATCTCCAATTATCACATCTATGAATAATTCAGAGATAGTTTATTATAAAGACAGGGGGATTTATGAAGATGAAAATATTTCTTGGTGTGTTTATTCACAATTTCAAGGAAACATTCCTCCCGACATTATTGACGCTAAAGGTTTCAAGATTGGTTTATTCCACGGACCTATTCAGGGGTTAAAAACTGATTTGGGTTTTGATTTTGGACACGAAGCTTATGATATGGAAAAGTTCAAAGGATTAGAAATAGTTTTGTGTGGTGATATTCATAAGCGTCAAATTATTTATACGGAATCAATTATCGAAATTGATGAAGAACTATTTGAAACTTACTCAAAAAAAGGGTGGGAAAAAATATAATTTCTCTTAAGTTTTGTTGGATTATAGATATATATAGTAAAAGAACTAAGTTATGGAGAAAGAGTGTCAAATGTGTAATAAATCTTATCCAACAAAAAATAAAAAACAAAAATATTGTTCTGTTGAATGTCAACATAACTCATATAAAATACAAAAAACTGAAAGAGTTGAATCAATTTGTCAATATTGTGGGAATAAATTTTTAATTTTACCATCAAAAATTAAAGATGGTGGGGGGAAATATTGTCGTAGGGAATGTAAGGACAATCATCAAAAAATTATATATTCGGGTGAATCTAATCCAAGTTGGGGTAAAAAACATACCGACGAATGGAAAAAACAACGTAGTAGGGTGTCAAAAAAAAATTGGCAAAATGAAGAATATAGATTAAAAATAAAAAACTCACACTTAATTTTTTTCAAAAAAAATGGTTTTTATCCTGGTTGTGATGATAAGTCAAAAGAAAAACGAAAAAAAACTATGATTGAAAAATACGGAGTTAAACACAATTGGATGGGTAATTATGGTGAACGCAAATGTGATAAAACTACACTTCAAATTTATGGAAAATCTGCGGTTCAAATGTTAATAGATTATACTCATTTTTACAATAAAAAAACAGATATTGAAAAAATATTTGAAAGTATTTTAATAGAAATTGGAATACCATTTCAGATGAAATATAGAATTTATGATAAAGAAAAAATTAATTTTTGGTTCAGAGAATATGATTTTTTTATTTTGGATACTGATATTCTGATAGAAATTGATGGTGATTATTGGCATGGTAATGAAAATATTTTTAAAAACCTTAGTGATTTTCAAAAACAAATTAATGAAAATGATAAATTAAAAGAAAACTTTGCAAATTCAAAAGGATTTCGTATAATTAGATTTTGGGGTTCTGAGGTTAAAAAAAATAAAGAAAAAATTAAAGAGAAAATGTTAAAATTATGGGAAGAATTAAAATAAAAAAAAAGATACCAATAATTCAAATTGGGTCAACAATTCAACAAGGTTATGGAGAAAATGTTGTTAAACACGGGTTCGGAATTTATGATTTAACAACTGATGAGTACTCATTCGTTGATTTACACAACCCAAAACCTTTTTTGTCTTTCAAAATAAATTCATTTGACGATTTAGAAAAAGGGTCCGAAAAGTTGGTGAATTTTTCTTGAAAAAAGTATTTATTGGTTTAAAATCTTTATTTAAACCAATAAACTTAAAAAAAATTAAATTAAATGAACTTAGGAATTACAACCCGGATTGGTAACACACCATTATATAAATTAAACATCGATGGTTTTGATATTTGGGGAAAAGCCGAATTTTTAAATCCGTCTGGCTCCGTAAAAGATAGACCAATCTATAATATTTTGAGATATGGATTTGACTCTAATCTTCTCAAAAAGGGCGATACGGTTGTCGAGGCAACAAGTGGAAACGCGGGTATTTCTTTAGCTATGTTTGCATCTCAAATTGGATTGAAATGTGTGATTGTGATGCCTTCAAATATGAGTGAAGAAAGAAAAAAGATACTCAAATCTTATGGTGCGGATTTAATAGAAGTAAATCCTGGTGATTTTGATGGGGCGATAAAATTAAGAGACGAGTTATCAGAAAAAAATGGTTGGTATAACACTAATCAATTTAAAAATGAAATGAATTTATCATCACATTATGAAGGTACCGGTGTTGAATTAATTTATCAATCGAAACAAAATTGTTTTATCCCATCGGCATTTATACTTGGTACTGGAACTGGTGGAACGTTAATGGGGGCTGGAAAAGTTTTGAAAGAACAATTTATTGAAATGGATATTGTAGCGGTGGAACCAAGTGAATCTCCTGTTATGAGTGGTGGACAACCTGGCCTTCACGGAATACAAGGAATTGGTGATGGTTCTAAATTTATGGTTGACCTTTCTTTTGTTAATAAAATTATCACTATCTCAACAGAAGAAGCGACCAAAATGATGTTGAGAATTTCAAATGAATTTGGTTTATTTTGTGGGGTTAGTACTGGGGCTAACGTTTTAGCTTCGTTAATATATTGTAAAGAAACTGGTAAAAATAATGTTATTACAATGTTATGTGACCGGGGTGAACGATATTTAAGTTGTTTTTAATATGTATTCCGTTGAAATTAAAAATAATAAAGAAATTTATGATTATTGTAGAGTCAACGGAATAATAGATATCAATAAATTTATTCAAGATTGTTTCAAACAAGGATTTGACATTAAAAAGTACGGATTGTTGGGCGTTGAATCTGAAAAAACTATCGAAATTCAAGAAAAAATAGTTGAGGTACCTATTGAAGTTGAAAAAATTGTTGAAGTCATTAAAGAAGTTCCTGTTGATGTAATAAAAGAGGTTGACAAAATTGTTGAAGTCATCAAAGAAGTTCCGTCACCACCAGTTGAAGTTATAAAATATATTGATAGAGAGGTTATTAAAGAAATTCCTGTCGAAAAAATTGTTAATATTTACGACAATTCAGAACCAACTATTATTGAAAAAATTGTTGAAAAACCAGTAGAAGTCATTAAAGAAGTTGAAAAAATTGTTGAAAAACCAATAGAAGTTATAAAAGAAGTTGAAAAAATTGTTGAAAAACCAATAGAAGTCATTAAAGAAATTGAAAAAATTGTTGAAAAACAAATTATTGTAGAGGTACCAGTTGAGAAAATTATTGAAAAAGAAGTTATAAAAGAAGTTGAAAAACCAAATGACAAGTCAAAATTACTTGAGGTTACTTTACAGAATCTAAAAAAAGAACTAAATTTGAAGGACGATAGAATAAAAGAATTGATGGGTAAAATAAATCAGTTGGAAATTTTAAATAGAAACTCAGGTGCAGTTTATATGAGAGGTTCTAACTTAAATGAAAACTTATGAATATGACAACACAACTTATTACTTGGATTATTATGAGCTATGGGCTAATGAACATTATGGTTTACGGAAGTATATTTTTACCATTCCGAAACTTTTTAAAAAAATGGGCTTTGAAATCACAAGTAACAGGTTACGTATACCCATTTGGTTTTTTGGGTGAATTTATGTCAGATATGATATCTTGCGCGATGTGTTTTAGTGTTTGGGGCGGATTTTTTCTTAGTTTAATTGTTTGGTCACCATCTCACGAAATTCTTGGATTTACACCACATTTTTCTTGGTTCTTTGATGGTATTATATCATCAGGAAGTGTATGGGCAATTAATTCAGTAATTGAATGGTTTGAAGAAAATAGACCAAGGTCCAACTAATGAAAAATATCAAAGCAATTGTAAATGAAGTGGTCGAAAAAGGGGTTTTAATTGAAGATAAACATTTTTGGGGTGGTTCTAAATTTATCTATGAAAACCAAAATGGTTATACTAGTATTACCTCAGTAAATTTGATAAAAATTATTGAAGAAAAAGAATATTAAAAATATATAAAATGGGTAAAGCAAAAAAAGAACACAGAAAAAAAGTTCAAGCAAGAAATCAAAAAATTGAACATCAAAAAACTAGACTACAGAAATTATACACAAAGTTACTTGATGAAAAAATTAAGGAGCTTAAAGAAAAATATTCTGCAGAAACTGAAACTAATCTTTCAGAAGTAGAAACTATTCAGATACAATCTGAAAGCGGAGAAACAACAAGTTAATGGACCTATTCAATCCTGAACCGGACTATAATTTTAAAATAATGCATAAAAATTTAAAAAACCTAGATTTAGATAATCCATTTATTCAAGTGGTTTGGGAGGATTTTTCCCAAAATTTTACCCAAGAAAAAATTAAAAGTATTAGAACTTATTTTCAAAAAAAATACAATAGTCAAAACGTTAATGTAATTACTAAATCAAAACAAGAAGAAAACCAAACTATTCAAAATGTTGAAATAACATTCAATATTTTAGATAAAAACTATCAATTAGAATTGATAAAAAAATATTTGGAAACAAAATCTTCTCTGAATCATTTAGATGATATTTTAAAAATTGATGAGTCGGTAAATACAAAACTGATTACTAACCAACAAGAAACAACACCATTCAAAAAATGGTATATCAAAAATATTGAATTTTCCAACTTTCTTTCTTATGGTCAAAATCAAAAATTAAACTTTGATTCATATGATGGTATAGTTGCGGTTGAATCCAATCCTCCTAATTTTGGGGGTAAATCAGTACTTACCGTTGATTTACTACTTTTTTTGTTCTTTAATGAAACAACTAAAACCACAAAAGCTGAAGAAATTTTTAATAGGTTTACAAATTATGATAAGGTCAATGTTAAGGGTGAAATATTAATTGACGGAGAAACTTACGTCATTGTTAGACAAATTGAAAGGAAAAAAAGTAAAAGTGGTGAATGGAATGTTAAAACAGAATTGGATTTTTTCAAAAAACTTGCGGATGGTTCATTACAAAATTTTACAGGAGAACAAAGAAGGGAAACTGAAAATTTCTTAAAATCTTCTATAGGAACAAAAGAAGATTTTTTAATGACTATTCTAACTACCGCATCAAATTTGGAAGATTTAATAGATTCAAAACCAACAGCTCGAGGTCAGGTATTAAGCAGATTTATGGGTTTGGACTTTTTGAAACTAAAAGAAGAAACTGGTAAAGAAATTTATTCTGATTTTTCAAAATCAATGATGTCTAACGTATACAATACTGAACAATTAAAAAATGAAATTGAGGATTCAAAAGTTAAAGTTGATAGTTTGAAAAAAAACAACAATGAATTAAACACAAAAATCGTTGAAGTTCAAGAAAGAATAATAAAAGGTCAACAATACAGAGACAATCTACTCAAAAATAAACATAACGATATTGATAAGGAAATTAGTTTATTACAACCCGAAAAAGTTAAAAATGAATTAGAAGAACTTAAACACCAAAAAAAGGGGATTGAAAAACAGATTAAAGAAGTCCTTGTAGTTGAACCATCGTCATATTATTATGAAGACCAACACGATAAAATAAAAGAAGAATATCAGGAAACTTTGAAAACTCAACTTCAAGTTGAAATGTCAATTGACAATATAAAAAAACTACAAGAATCCGTGAGTGGTGGAATAAAGTGTGAACATTGTGGAATTGAGTTAGTTAATGCGGCAATTACCCAATCAAAAATATCTGAACTTGCTGGTTATAACCAGCGTTATGACGAACTAACGTCTTTAATGACGGATATTTCACGCAAAGAACAAGGTTTTACGAAATTAAAGAAAGAATTTGATGAGTATGAAAAAAATAAACTTGTTAAAGAAAAATACGAATTAAGTTTAGAAAGCAATCAGTTTAAAATAACAAAGTTAGAAGATAATTTAAAAAAATATTACGAAATCCAAGACAAAATTTCAGAAAATGATAAATTAGAAACTTTGATTATAAAAGCAGGTCTAAAACTTGATGAATTAGAAGTTGAAAAAGGGAAATATAAAACTTTATTGAATAATAATGATTTTGAAATCAAAACATTAGAAAATAAAATCGAATCTAATATAAATCTATTGAAAAAAATAGAAGAAGAGTCAAAAAAAGAAAAAATTTATAAACTATACTTGGAAATTTTTGGTAAAAATGGTATATCTAAAAGTATTATGAGAACTATGATGCCAATAATAAATTCTGAATTACAACGACTTTTACAAGATAGTTCGCATTTTAAATTAGAAATTAGGATTAATGATAAAAATGAAGTTGAGTTTATTATGATTGATAATGAAACTCAAATTGAAAAGTTAATGGTTTCAGGTTCAGGTTATGAACGAACAATCGCTTCATTAGCTCTAAGGGCGGTTCTTAGTAAAATTTGTTCTCTACCAAAGGCAAATATTATTGTGTTTGATGAAGTTTTTGGTAAAATATCTAATGATAATTTAGAAATGGTTTCAGAATTCTTCACAAAAATCAAAGAATATTTCGAAAAAATATTTGTGATTACTCACAATCCATTAGTTTCAAATTGGGCTGATAAGACAATCAAAATTATCAAAGAAGAAAATATTAGTAAAATTTCCTAATGAATTTGGCGGTTCAGTTTTTTAGTATTACATTTGTAGTGTAAACAATAAAAATGAAATATATATTAATTATTTTAGCTAAATCTGATAAACAATCCGAATTAGTACAATCTATAGCCACTGAATTAGGGGGTATATGTCCAAGAAGTGATGTAAGGTACTTTTACACTGAAGAAAGTATATTTTTCAGTTTTAGCACTGACTACAATCTTAATGATATGCAAAATTTTGTTTTCGAATTGTTTGATGAAATGGAATTGATTTATTTCCTGTCTCAATATAATCCAGACAAAATGTTTACCAATATGTCAGAAAAAACAAGTACCTATTTATTCAACGAGTCAACTCTTTTCCAAAAGTTTGTATCCGTTGAAAACAATATGGATAAATTAGATGAGATTGATAATGAAATTTTAGAAAAACTTACTTCTTTGAAAGAACAATTCGAAGATTTTAATAACAAAGAAAAACAAAAATATAAACCAACTTTAAATGAACTTTTAGATAAAATTAACACTTCAGGAATAACCAAGTTATCAAAAGAAGAGTTAAATTTGTTAAATGAATACTCTAAATCCCTATAAAACTATGAAAGACAAGCAAACATCAATTCCAATCAATCAAGAAGAAATACAAAGTTATCTTAAAGATATTCGAAAGATTAAGGTTATGACTGCTGACCGAGAACGAGAACTTGCGGAAAAAATGAAATCACCAAATCTTTCTTTGATGGAAAAAAATAAAATCCAAAGGGAAATGATTGAGGGTAATTTAAGGTTTGTTATTACTATTGCAAAACAATATCAAAATCAAGGGTTACCATTCCCTGACCTGATTGCTGAGGGTAATTGTGGTCTTCTTAAAGCTATTGAAACATTTGATTGGAACAAGAATCTTAGGTTTATTTCATACGCTGTTTGGTGGGTAAAACAATCTATCAAACAATCACTTAACGACCAATCAAGAACCATTCGTCTACCGGTTAATGTTGTTCAAGAACTTCATAGAGCAAAAAAAGAAGTTGAAACATCTGATAAAAAATTAGATGATAAATTTGCTAATCTTCCCTCCATAATTGATTTGGATATGAATATTAACGAGGATGGAGACACTTTGATTGATGTTGTTAAAAATGAAAATGCGGACCAACCCGACGAAGTATTCAACAATCAAGATGTGGTTAAGAAAAAAATATTTGAACTTTTAAATATTTTAGATGACCGGGAAAAAGTTATTATTGAAGATTATTTTGGTATATCGGGTCCTCCTCGTACCTTAGAAGACATTGGAAGTGACTTTAACTTAACAAAAGAACGAGTACGACAAATCAAAGAAAAGGCACTTAGAAAGTTAAGAAATGAATCATCTACCCTTTTTGACTACATTTAATTAATTTTTTTGATATTTATTAGTTACGGAATAATCAATTAGAAAACAAAACTATGAAAACTATTTTAAGTTTTTTGGATGTGTGGGGATTAAGATTTGTTACCATATTTGTAATATTAACGTTTTTCAAGACGTGTAATACCAACGGATATATTAAAAAAACACAAAAAAGAATTGATTCGCTTTCTTTTGTAATAACTAAACAAAACGAAATAATCAAAGAATTAAATAAGGATTTGATTCTTCAAATCAAAGTAGAAGGTTTAAAAAGTGAGAAAAGAATGATTCAATCTACAGATAGGAAAATTTTGGATGTCAACAGACAATCTGAAATTGATAAAGAGATTAACGAACTATCCAAGTGATTAAGAATACATTCGAATGGATTAAAATTAATCCTAACAGGTCAATGTTTTTGGTACCAATCATATTGGTTGCCATAATATCTATATCTCACGTTGTTTCTTGGTATGATATAGCTAACCCTTTTAGTTGGGCGATTTACTTATCTATAGCCATAGAAGTCGCTGCGATGACCGCTCTTGTTGCTGTTACAAATAGAATCAAAGGTGGAGTTTGGTTTATGTTTGGGTTAGTCACCTTGATACAAATGATTGGTAACATATATTTTTCTTTCAAAGAAATCGATGTAAATAGCGAACTCTTCAAAACTTGGAATGAGTTAACTCTTCCAATATGGGAATCATTAGGGTCCGATGATTTATCTTCCCAAAGAAGGTGGTTATCTTTTTTAGAAGGTGGTCTTCTTCCAATAATTTCTTTAACATCGTTACACTTTTTCATAAAGTATGATGATAAAAGAGGAAATAATATTAAAAATCAACAAGAACCATTAGAAGTTATTAAGGAGGTTGAAAAAATTGTTGAAGTTCCTGTAGAAGTTATTAAAGAAGTTGAAAAAGTTGTTGAGGTACCTGTCGATAAAGTTGTGGAAGTTATTAAAGAAGTTGAAGTTATCAAAGAAGTTGAAAAAGTTGTTGAGGTACCTGTTGAAGTGATAAAAGAAGTTGAAGTTATTAAAGAAGTTGAAAAAGTTGTTGAGGTACCTGTTGAAGTGATAAAAGAAGTTGAAGTAATAAAAGAAGTAGAAAAAGTTGTTGAGGTACCTGTTGAAGTGATAAAAGAAGTTGAAGTTATTAAAGAAGTTGAAAAAATAGTTGAAGTTCCTGTTTCATCTGAAACTCAATTGAACGAAGATGGGGAAGTTAAAAGATTAGTTTATACTAAAAATTCTTAATTAAAACCTTTTTGAAAACATTAGTCACATATGATGAATTCAAGCCGAAAGGTAAAAATAAGAAAAAGTACCAAATTATTCTTATAAACTCATCTAGAAAGTTTCCTGAATATCTCAATTCACTTCAAAATAGACATTTCGGTAGATACAACAAAATACCAAATTATATAATAACTAATCAGGGTATCACCCATCAATTATTATCTGACGAAGAATATTCCTCTATTTTCAAAGATGAAAATATAAATAAAAATTCAATAATAATATGTTTAGAAAATTTAGGTTGGTTAAATAAAGAACCCCTAAAGGATTATTATATTAATTGGATTGGTAATATTTATAAAGGTGTTGTATTCGATAGGAAATGGAGAGAACATTTTTTTTGGGAACCTTACAAAGAGGAACAAATGATTAGTTTGTCCAATTTATGTAAAGATTTAACTAAAAAAAATTCAATAACAAAGAAGTTAATCGGACATAACACAAAAATACACGGAATTGAAAAAATTAAGGGAATTGTTACAAGAAGTAATTTTGATTCAAATTTTACTGATGTAACACCAGCTTTTGATTTTGATAAATTTAATAAATTATTAGGAAATGAAGAATTCGCATGATGAAATAAAACAATTACTCAAAGCATCCAAAAATATGCTATCGAGTAAATTAGTCAAAGAAGACGAAAATAGAATAAAAAAAATTCACAATTTAATAACTGAGGATGAAGATGAAGAAGAGGAAGATGAACTTTTAGCCGGAGATGTCACAAAAAAAGTAAACGTAGGTTCGTCTATAGAAAAAAATATTGAAAGTGATTCGGAAGAAGATTTAGGACCTGAAAAAAAAGATAAAAAACAAGCTTACAGAATCTCAGGTGGAATAATTGTTCTTCACGGAAAAGATTCTACCGATTTACAAATTACGGTTGATGAAAAGGTTGCATTTCAAGAAACTATGGATGAATTTGTGAATGAAGTGGCAGAACTGGTTGATTTTAATAAATTGAATGTTTATCCACACAACGTAGAATGGTCAGGTAAAATAATTGATTTCGACTTGGAGTTTTTTTTCACAATAGGTGAAGATAACGGAATTTATATACAAGGAGATATGATGAAGACGGACGATAATTTTTTAGAAGTAATTAATAAATTGAAAAGTTACTACGATAAATTCAAATCTAAATGGTCAAAAATATTGGCTCAACGAAAAAAAACTACAGGTGAGGAATAATAATACGATATTAATTATGAATTTGGTGTTATTATTATTGTTAATAATATTAATTTGTTGGAATACTTTCAGTAAGGACTTATTACCTAAAAAACAAGAAAGTAATAAAATAGATTCAATAAATTACGTTCTGAAAAATATAGAATCCAGTCAAAAAAAATTAGATTCAATATTATATGATTACAATAAAAAAATGTTATCAATTGATGAAAATATCATCAAAATTAAATTAGATAAAAATCAATTAACAAAAGAATATTATGAAAAAATTAATCGCGTTAATAATTTCAATACTAATCAGTTGGACAGCTTTTTCACAAACAGGTATAAGTAATAAAGATTTGAAATGTTTTCCTGTAAGCGTTGTAAAAAAAATTACACAAGATTTGTTGCGTGGTGATTCTGCAAGGAATCAATTACTTTTTTCAGAAAAAGAAATTTTTGAGTTGGAGAAAAAAATAATAATGAAAGATTCGGTTATTCTAACTTTAAATAACAAACAAAAAAATTTTATAAGTTCAATAAATTTACAAACAGAAAAATTTAATACATTACAAGATTATACTAATAAAGTAGAATTAAGATTGGAAAAACTTCAAAACCGAAATAAAATTACAACGTATACATCCTGTTTTTTATTTGGTGTAATAGTTTCTATCATTTTACTTAAATAAAGTATTTATAAGATTATGAACTCATCTTCGTTATCAAATAACCTGAGAAATACTATGAAATCAGAGTTTGCTAAATCAGGTATCTATAATCAAGGTATAGAAGGACTCAAAACAAGTGACGAGTTCATTAAATCTTTACCTCAAAACGAAGAAATAAATGTTGAAAATCCTATAATTAGAAACACAATGAAAAAATCTAATACAAAAAACTTGGTTTCCAAAACAAAAATGAATAAACCTATTGGTAAAATTACAAGTATTGGAAAAACAGAATCTAAAGAAGCTACAGCATCAGGTGGTTCAGGACAATACTCTCAACCTCTTTTTTCTGAACCTAAAAATAAAACAAAAAAAGTTGAAACAAAAGAAGCAACTGGAGCAAGTTCATCGGGACAATATTCAGGTCCTAAAATTTGGGCAAAATCCACTTCGAAAAAAGATTGGAAAGGCGCTTCTAAAACACAAATACCAGGTGGAAAGTTTGTACAAGTAAAAAAGAAATGTAAAACTTTTCCTTATTGTAATCAAGGAGATATTAAAGCTCTTAAAATTTTTGAAAGTGAAGATTTCAAAAAAGCTATAACCAATGTAAGTAAAAAATACAATGTCAGTGAAAATGTTGTAAAAAACATCGTTGCTTTTGAATTGGGGTATATAATTTAAAAAAACTAAATATTTATATAAAAAAACTATAATATGAAACCATCACATAAAGTTAATATCGAAAAAATTATTAACAAGGTTCTTAACGAAACTTTAGAAGAAAAAGCTGATAAGTTAAAATCTAATATCAAAAAAGGATTAGAAGAAGATTTAGGTGGTATGGAAGATACACATCCTACCTTTGGGGATTTTACACCGGAAGATATGGAAAAGTTTGTTAAAAAACATCTTGGAAAAAAACATTCAAAACACCAAGAAGATGAACCATATGTATTACCAACTAAAAATGATGATGAATCTGAACAAGATTGGGAATTTGGAGATATTTTTGAAGGTAAAACTGAATGTAGTGAATGTGGTGGTATGATTTATGAAGGAGAATGTAGTGAATGTGGATGGAAATCTGATATGAGTGAAAGTGAAGAGGTTGGTAAATTTCCTGAGTATCAAGAATTTGATTACGTTGCTGAAGGTGAAGATGATATGATGTCAAAGGTCACCAAAGTATGTAAAGAAGAAGGGGAAGATTCGGTGGCTTGTAAAAAACATAAAGAATACGCTGGAGTGTCTGAACTCGGTGAAGGTTTTGATAGTGAAGAAATAAAATTTATAAGTAATGATGAAGATTATTCAGACGAAAACTTTTATCCTATTTACAAGTGGAATAGAAAAAATAAAAATTCAGAAGGTGAAGAAAATTTCGAGTTAGAAGTAGAAGAAGGAAATGCTTTTACTAAAAAGTTGAAAGATACCCCCAAAGGTGGAAAATTCAAATTAGGTGATAAAACATATACAGATACGTCCGATTTAAATGAGAAAGAATGTGTTGAATGTGGAAGTAAATATCCTGTTGTAGAGAAATGGGAAGGTGATGTTGAGGTTGAAAAAACAGGTGAACACGCAGATAAGACAATAGAACAAATAAACACAGAAATCAAATCACTTAAGAAAAAATCTGAATCTTATAAAGACAAAGGTCAAAAAGTACCAATGTCAATTAGAAAAAAAATGAGTGAACTTTATTTTGCTAAACGAGCAAAACAGGGATGGAAAGGAAAAGGGAAAGCTAAAGTCAAAGAAAGTATATCATTAACAGAAAATGAATTGATTACTTTAATTGAAAATATAATTAACGAAGAAGAAACTAAAAAAGTGAAAAATAACATCAAAACATCAGAGTCAGTTAAGGGTTTGAAAAAATATAAACAAGCTTTCGATGCTTCGGGTAAAGAAAATGAGGATTATCTTAAGTCAGTTACAAAAAAAATGAAAGATTATTTAAAAGATGGTTCTAAAGGTGAATACTCAATGGAACCTAAAAATTTTCCACAAGGAAATGGAGAGTTGGCTAAGATGTCCAAAAAAGCTTATGTTCCTTCAGACGCTGTTAAAGATTATACAGATAATTTAACAGCCGCTGGCTTGGAAAATTTAGATTATGATGAAATCCATCCAAATGAAGAATGGGTAACTAAAAATATAGAGGGTTCTTCTGAAACGGGAAATAACCCTGAATGGGCAAACGCGGTTGAGACACCGGTTAATAAAAAAAGAAATAAAATAAGAAAAGATAATCTTTTGGGTAAAATAAAGAGGAAAGCTTACAATAAAGCCCCTCAACCAATTATTCAAGATAAATCTGGTGAAGATGCGGGAGAAAAACTTATGATGAAATTAGAATCTGAAAATCCAAAAAACAAACAAAAATTGGACGAGGAATTCAAAAGAATGAGTCAACTTTTTTCTTACGATAAAAAAACTCAATAATATACTTTTTTGAGTTTTATTTCTATCATTTATCAATAGAAAAAAAATCTATGGATAAGTTCTTCAATTACCTAACGGTACCTATAAATCCTGAGGATGTTGATAAATGGTTAAAGGCTAACAACATTTTACCTGAAAAACTAGAATTATTTTTAGATTTTTGTTTATCGCTATCCATTTTAGTAATGGAAACATATCTCGGAGATAATAGTAATAAATCTGAAACAAATATTACAATGACTCAAGAAGATAATGAAAGTCATTTTTCTTGGTGTTGGGTCAAAAATATAGATGGTTTCAGAAAAGAGAATATTATGTTCAAAGAACTAGGAGAACATAAAGAATATTTTGAAAACTTCTTTCAAGAAATATTTTATTCACAAAAAGACCTTTTGGTTAGGAATTCAATGGTGAATTACTTTGAAGATTTGTTTGACACAAATAAATCATTTACAAAATTTGATTTAGAAATGATTGTGTCGATATACAAATCTTTGGATTTTGCGTTGAAAAGTTAAAAAAAACATTTACTTCATTTTCAAAAAAGTTATTATTTGAGTATCATAAACAATAAAAAATTGAAAAATGCAAACTTTAGAAAGTATCAAAAAACTTACTGAACAATTAGCGGTAGATGCAGGAAAATTCTACAATGGTAACAAAAGTGCCGGTACAAGAGCAAGAAAAACTGCACAAGATTTGAAGTCACTTCTACAATCGTTCAGGTTGGAAATTTTAGAAGAAAGAAAAAAAGATTAAAAAAATGTATTACGAAAATATAATATTTTTTATTTTAATATTTTCTATTTTTTTCGTTCTAAGAATTTCTATAAAATTTATAAGTTCTCTCTTTGGTGAAAACACATTTAGTATTACCAAGAGAGAACTTCTATTTTTGAATTTAGCATTATCATACATTATTACGTACATTATTAAGTTATGAGTATATTTACAGAATTTTCGGGTTTATTCCCATACCTACAATCAGTTAGAAAATTGGAGGATTTTATTTCGTTTGATATATTATTTCCTACAAGTTGGAAACTACCAAAAAAATATATAAACGAAGAAAAAGTTTTTGAACAAGAGTCACAAAGTCCAAATGAACGTTTATTTTCTTTTCTTTCCAAGATGGATGAATCTGAATTGAATATTTCAATAGATAATATCAAAAGTTTAATCAAATACAATATAGAAAGAGAAGAAAAAAATATCTTATTCGAAAAAAAGGTTGAAGAACTTAAAGTTTTATTTGAAAAAACTCCTTTAGAATCGCTTAAAAATTTGAAATTCGAAATTAAAGTATCTAAATTGAAACTTGAAGATAAAGATTATGAACAATCAGAAATATCTAAATTGGCTGGAGAAGGAAAAAAATAAAGATAGAGTTGAATTAGATGTTGAAAAAGAAAATTTCATCAATCTAATTAAAAAATACAATAAAGAGGATATCATACCCACAAAACCAAAAAAGGTTAGTTTATGGAAAAAACTAATGAAAATTATAACGAGTTAATATCCAAGTTTGCACTTGTATGTGATGCTATTGAAAATATATGTCCGGATGGTAATGGTACCCTAGTATATGAATTGAAAAAAGAGCGTTTCGAAAAATTTCAAAAACTTCTTACCAAAAATAAAAAAGGAACCGACAAGTTTATTTTAAATTTTTCAGGGATAAATGTAGTTTTTATTTTAGATGAGTCGTAGTCCTACGTCTCAGGTATACAATAT